CATCCAGTTCTGATAGCAGGGATATTAATGTATATTTAAACACCAGTTCTTCCAGTACTGAGGCATTGGCTTTCAACGCCTCACTTAATTCCATCTTTTCCATAATATTTTTTATTTACCAGTTTCAGTTTCCAAATTGTTTTTCTTATAATCCTGCCATGAGTCGGCGAGTTGCCCCACCGAAGCGGAAGTGTAGAGGTCAAGTATATGAATCTCGTCATCGGCAAGCTCCACAAGCTCGTTCCGATAGATCTTCTCCGCAAGCACGTGCGCCGGAAGACCGGGCACGTTCCTGTAAATGCCGTCAGCAATATCCTTACGGATATCCGCTATCACCATATCCTGTCTGTCTATCCCCGTGAACAGGGGAAATTTTGTAAAATCAACTTTCATAATATTCTTAATTAAATACTGTTATCCGCAATAAAACATAACCCAATAATTGCCCATACATTTAACGAATCCGGACGCATAATCCAGATCAATGGAGGACATCTCTTTTCCTCCGGGGGCAGGCAGGATGCGCCCGCCTGTCAGTCTTACCCCGCCGCTCATACGTTTGAAGTATATGGTATGTCCCGGAACATCCGGAGGAAGTGTCACTTCTATATTACCCGTATTAATAAACATCACATTGTCATCATTGTTATTCAGGGAAGTGCTGACGGATATGTTCCTCCAGTTCCCCACTATGCCATGAAGAGACACATAACTGTCATTGTTCGGATGAAGGAAAATGTTACCCCCCTCCACGAACAGAGGAATGCTCAGGGTCTTGATGTGCATCCCGATCATGGCATTCGGACTCTGTATGTCAATTCCGGCATCATACGATATCCCTTCGATTGTGACAAATTTCGTGTTCCCTCCGATTTTTACACGTGCAAATGTCCTTTCGTTATAAAACTCTATCTGTCCGGCAGACAGGTTGAAACCGACATGGGAATCCGTCCCCTCATAAAGAGTTTTTGAGGACAACATGCCGGAATCTATGGAAAACGGACCGATACGTCCGCTATCCGCCGTGATTTTTCCGCTGATGTCCACATTGACCGCCCTGATACCGTCCGCATCAATCATGGACGCCTTGATCTTCTCGGTCAACAACAGCTTGGTGGCGATAAAAGTCCAGCTCTGTGCTACCTCCCAGTATTTTATTTTTCCCGAAGCCACATTCTGTTTGGGGGGTTCCGTCGAAACCGACGTATGCGAACGGATGCACAGGTACAGCAGGTTGTCATAAAGTACAATGTCGTAAAACTGCTGTCCTTGCTTGCCCTCCAGGTAAGACACAGACGCCCCCCATACACGCATACGCATGCGCGCTCCCTTATCTCCCTTGTCACCTTTTGGAGCAAAACTGACCTGTCCGGTTCTAGTCACCAACGGCATATCACCTCCTTATTCCTTGGTTGTGATGGTCCATGCCACGTTGCCTCCTGCCTGCTGGCACATGTCCCAAGTACACGTGCCGGAAGTGGCTGCTGTACCGGAAGTAGACGGGTTAAGGACTACTCCTGCACTGTCCATGAACACGAAATAGAAAGTCATGTCCTTGTACTTGGTGGTACTCCCACGCTTGACCAGAATGGGCTTATAGACCACCGTGTCACCACTTTCCCGGATGGTCTCGTCCTCGGGCGTGGGATTCAGGATCAAATCAAACGGATCGGACGCATCCATTACGGACTGCGTGTCCTGACCGATGAGCTTGCCGCCCTGGTACACCTCCACTCTGAACACACCTGTCGTGTCAACCATATCGTTGGTGACGGACAATGTCTGTGTGGTCTTTCCGCTCAGCACGCTCCACGCACCGTTGACCTGGTTGTACCACTTGTACGCCAGTCCGGTAGTGATCTCGTCACTGCCCATGCGCGCTACGGCTTTCAGAATGCAGCTCTGCCCTTTGTCCCGAAGGGTAAAATACTTGTTGTCACCGGCAATGATCGTCACATGCTTTTGGTTTCCGACCCCCTTGGTGATGGGGATGCTATAGACGAACTGGACGGTGTCGCTGGTATTCCCAACGGTCACGGTGGCTTCACCCTTGATGGTACAAGAGGCCGCTCCGCTCGCCTTGACCAGATTCTTGACGATCTGCAATCCGTAGTAATCCGTCGTACCGGGCTGGTAAGGGATAAACTTGAAATGTCCCGTCTCACCGCCAAACATGTTGGTGGAGACATTGCCCGAGAACTTGATCTCGACATCATTGAAATACCATTTCATGGAGGAAGGAACCACCAGCCCTTCCGCCACCCGCGAAGAGGTGAGAATGAAGGACAAGACGGGCTTGAGCGAAGCGAAATCCGGTGCGATGTTCGTCGGCGCGGACGCTTCGCCCATATACTCCTGATACAGATCTCCCTGGTTACACTGGATGGCAGGCATGTACACGCCGCCCTTTTGCGAAAATATGACCTGTCCGGTCGCGCTGGCCAAACTCATGACGCTCCTCCTTCCCCAGTCGTTTCCGTACTATCCGTGCCTTCGGAGCTTTCGGTGTTGTCCTCCTCCCAAGAGGCAGGTGTGAATACTTCGACGGGATGGTCCGTACCGTCTATCTCTTCTTTCGCCGCCTGCGGGGTCAGGCAGACGCCGCCCGCTTCCTTGGCCCTGTCAAATACCGTGTCGCCGGGGAAACGTGCCACGTCCGCCTGCCACAATAATACATTGCCATCCGCTGTCCTGTTGCGGATATCGGTCAGATGCAACCGGTCGGCAACCTCCTTCGTTACTTTAATGTAAAATGCCATACTACTATTGTTTTTAATGTTATCCAAATTTTCTTACTACTACCGCCTTGCCCCCCTGTGTGAGTACCTTGCCGCCTTGTGTCAGCGCCACGTAAGGGCCTCTGTCCTCCACCTCCAGCTTTAACATCATGCCGTTGCTGAAAGGTATCCTGGGAGAGTATCCGTCGGCAACCTTGGCATATCCGGCATCTCCGCTCTTCTTGACGTACCAGTGGCAGTTAAACATGGCGGACGGATTCGGGATAACCCCCATGGTATCCCGAATGACGGGTCTGGGAAAGATGACGTAAGTCCCATCCGGAACACCCGTAGGTACGCCCTCCCAGTCGGCTTCAATCTTCGGAATCCTGCGGCGTATCACCGTAGAGACTGCCGGGTCCGATATGCCCGGGGTTGATGCCGGAGTCCCGGAAGCCGCATAGGTGGCCTTGCAGACAATCGTGATGTCATCACCTATATAATTGCGGTCAATCTTATATACATTCTTGTTCAGTGATACAAACTCCCAGTCGTTGTCACCCGCTCCTGTGGTTATCGCCTCCAGCGCTCCCGTAGACAACAGACGGTACCAGAAGAACTTGCATTTGCCCGTAGCCGTCACGTCCGTGTCGCCTACCATCAGTTTGGCCGTGATGGTCTGTGCGGTGATGTCACGCACCGGGTTCCAGTCCAGCGTGGACGGGCTGTCTATCGTCAATACGGGGATCGCATCCGTACCGTCAACCGCGCGGACAAGACGGCTCATCTGAAAAGTAAACAGCTGTCCGGTACGTGTGTCGGCATATTCCGCGTAAAACTCCAGCGTGACGGGTTTTAGGACGGTGACATTTTTTTTCATTGTGATCTGTCCCTTGCTGTCACCGGACTCCGTAATGCTGTAGCCTGTGTTTGTCGATGTGATAAGTGTGCGTGTGGTTCCGATGCGCTCGTACCACTTCATGTTGGTCAGCCTGGAGTTGACCGCCCCGATTTTAGTCACCGCTTCCGGATCGGTGGCGTTGCACCGCGGAAACAGGACCAGCGGTGTCAGCGTATAGTCCGGAGTGTATTCAGCTTTGTCAGCCTGGTAGACCTGCATGTCCGGCACGCTGCCCACCACCTCGATGTTACAACTGGTTTGTAACAGCCGGTAGTTGATTTCTATTTTTCGTTGCTTTGTTGCCATTGTATAAAACCATTTTAAAATGTTACAAAATTCTCCGCCACTTCAAACTGCTGCCCGTCACGCAATAACGCCTGTGCTTTAAACGTACACACCCGCATGTTGGTATAATTCGGTCCGAGATCATCTATCGTCAGAGGAAGATTTTTCCCGGCGCCGGCACGCTTCACCGCCCATGCGTTATCTTCTGATACATTCCCGGTATCACGCGTCCAGCTCACATCAGCGTCAAGTATATGATCTGTCACGTCACGGTTGTACAGCTTGCCGGTAATATATAGCGTTGTGGAAAAAGTCTCGATATCAAAATACCACCCCTTTGTGCTGCCGATCTCTATCGTAAATTCCGGGTTCCCTTCCAGCATCGCCCATCCGGCCGCCGCATATTGCGGTTCGTCGGCTGTTCCCGTCATCAGGCACTTCCATTTGCAGCCGTAGTGCCAAACCGTGTCCGCCCGCTCCTGCGTATTGGTGTAAGGATTGTCAGAGGACGCGACTTCGGCCGACCAAAAGCCACGGTCCACCAGTTCCTGTACGGGCAGTCCCTGCCAGTCCACCCGGTAAAGTTCACCGAAGATGCCGGCACGGGCGAATATGTACGAGTGCTTATAGTTGACGGGGAGATTGTCAAACAAATCCAAATTGGGCAAACGCCCCAATATCATGTAATAGTTGTTCTGTTCCAAGACAGGCTTCGTTACTCCTTCCAGCCAGACAAGACATTTATCCGTGGTGGCGGACAAATACCAGTAGCTTTGCCTGTCCTCATTGAAGGCGTTTCCTCTTCTGGTAATGATCGTCAACTCTGTGGGAGGATAGTTTTTACCGCCCGGCACCTCACTGTCCGGGTATGACAACACAGAGATGGAGTTGGCCGGGACATTCTTGGACAGCACGCGCATCCACGAGGCGTAATACTCCCCCGTTGAAAAGAGGTTGTTTACAATCCCGTACACTATATCACCCTCCTGGAATGCGGTGAAGTCATTCTCCCAGCGCTTGCGCAATTTCAGGGTATAAGTTCCGTCGCTCTCTAAAGCCACGGACTCAATGACTCCGTTCTCGGAATATGAGGTGTCGCCTTCCTGTGCGTTCAGACGGTTATAGATGATTTCCTTGAACACTGCGGAGCCGCGTACCTCAAGACGCTCGAACTGACCGCGCCCGTCAGGATAGATACCGGCACCTTTACCGGCAATCATGGAGTCGATGAACTTGCCGAACTTCAATAAGAAATTTGTTCCGTCCGCTTGATCCTTACGAAGGAACATTACTAAGGAGCGCAATGCGGAATACACGTTATGGTCTGTCGCAGGGGTGGAGTCGTGGCTTCCGATCACATACACACCGCTGCCACCATCGCCCGTATAGGTCTGTCCCTTTAGGGTAAGGCTCTCAACCTTTTCCTCCAGCTCCCCGATACGAGAATAGGCGGCGGTTTCCCCGACAGTATATATAGGGGAATCATAAGCTAAATCAAGATTGAATTCAAATCCGATAACCCTTGACAGCCTTCCGTTCTCGAAATAAGCCTTGTTGATAAGGTTGACCTTTTGACCGATGCTGTAGAGGTTGTGAATGCCATCCTCACGGTATGCGTCATTTGACATCATCGTGCAGCCATAGGTACTCGGGTCTATCTTGGATTTGGCAGCGTACTTTTCAGTCTTTTCCTTCAGCTCCTGCTCGGCGGCACCCACAAGCCCAAGTTCGGTTATTTTCGTGCTGTCCCAGCCGGAAAGCACATATTCATCTCCATCCTGGGGAAAGAGTACATCACCGGGAAGCGGTCTGCCATAGTCCTCATTCCTGACTATCTCCCAAAGCTGTGCCTCAGGGTTCCATCCGCCATCCTCCAATTTCTCCGGCTTTCCCTCAGGATTGAACTTCACGGCGAACTCCAAACCGTTGAGAAGCCCGGACGCGAAACGTATCCTCAGCTCCTGACCGGGGAGGATATATTTCTCGGAAAAGTTAACACCCGTGTCCCTAAAGCGGTAGGCATTCCATTTTTCCTCGGTGGTTGTACCGTCCTCATTCTCCACCTTGTCCGTCACTTCGATAGTGGTGACATCCGACATGATGCCCGTTCTTCGGGGATAGACTTCATCGAAGATAACCACCTGCTCGACGGCTTCCTCGGTAGTCATATCAGGATAAGCGTCAATGTAAGGAGTGCCTTCGGGAAGCATCAGCCTGCGCTGCACCACGCCGTTCACAACCACGGTCTCGTCAATGGGGCGGTAGTCTGCCGGTATGTTACGGGTGGAACCAAAAGCGTAGATACGGGTGGCATAGGTGGACTGGGATTCTGACTGTGACATTTCCTGCACGTTTTTCCCGATCTCGAAATCCACCGCGTCACCGGACTCACAACGCCCGAAATGGATGATGTTTTCAGTCACCCAACATTCGCAATCCCATTTCTTCGCCATCTCAAAACAAGCGTCAAGGATGTTGATGTTGTCGTAACTCATCAACTGGGACTTGTTTTCGACTGTGGAATCAATGGAGAAAACAAAATCTTGTCCTTTATACGCATAACCAAGAGCTTTCAGATTTCTAAGGACTATACCGACTTGTACGTCAAGCGGAGCGGTCAGGTTCCAGGACGCTTCCTGTCCGGCCGTCTCCGGGGTATATTTGAAGATTTTGTTTTTCCATTTCCAGTAGTAGGCGTCAAGTCTTAATTCGTAATCGTAGCCGGCGGTATTGGTGTTGAATGCGGGCTTCTGCAAGTCGCACACCTCGAACAATCCGAAGTTACATTCCACGTATGAGCCAAGTTTGAAATATATGGGATTCTCTAAGGAGAACTTTAACATGATGTAGTCCTCCTTCATCAGAGTGAACTTACGCTTGCAGCCTTCATTGATCAAAGTTGTAAGCAGGATAGCACCGGATATGTCTTTGATGTCGATTTGTTCCATGTCTTCAAAGTTCGGGGATAAAAAAAAGAGTGCCCAATTTTGAGCACTCACATACACGACAATAAAACCAATGTCGTGAATTAGCTTCTGTTTGCCGGATTGGGCTCGTTAAACTTGGCTGAAATTTTTCCAAAAGTTCGGTCTAAACTCTGTGCGTAAGCAACGCTTTTCCCAAGATAAATAAGATGGTAAACCTCGCTACTATTAGCAGGAATCTGAATATCAACCACACCTTTATACAGCTCATCAAAGAAAGCTTTCTTCTTTGCTTGATAATCAGACTGAGAATTACCCTCGATAGTGAACGAAAGAGTTATTTCCCTCTCATCGACTTTAGGATTATTGATTATTACCCGTTTCCCATGTTCAAGTCGGCTTTTGTTCTCAATAAAATCCTTCATGGGAGCGGATGCCCCAATAACATCAAGAAACCCCTCTCCCATTCTCACGCCCCATGTTGTATAAGCGTTTTCGCCATTAATTAATAATTCATTCATAAACTATAATTTTGCTGTATTCTTTTTAACCTCTGCTATATCTCTTTGCATCTGTTGAATAGGTTTGACGATTGCCCCTGTATTTTCTGAAATCTGTACCAATTCAAGATAGGATTGCGCTATCAAATCCCGCGTATCATCAGCAATATTTCTTGTTTCCGTATTTATGGAAAGTAGAGCATCTGCTTTTACTGTTAGTAAATTAAGCGATTGAGATTGAATGATATTTTGATTCTTTATCTCTTCTCCTGCAATCTGCAATGCTGTAAACCTACCGTTCAACTCTTCGCCAGTATCTTGACTCATTGCCTGAAAACCTCTTGATGAAGAAGATTGGGAATAGGACTCCTGTGAAATCTTGTCATATCCGGTTGCTGCGGCAAGCTCGTCACGGAGCTTCATGGCTTCGTCCACATAACCCATGTATTCATCCATCAGCTCCTTACGCTCATTATTATCAAGCGTACCATCATCCTTCATGGCTTCACCGAATTTATCATACCATGTCCTCAGTTTGTCACTAAACTGTTCACCGATGGCATTTGACAGCATCGCCTGCATGAAATATTTGGATATGTCATCAGCAAAATTCTCCGCACTCTTCTCCATATCCATCAGACTGCTTATAAAACTGTCATACATGGAATCGAATGACATTCCGATCAGGCCCTCATAAAGACTGTCGGTCAGTTCTTCCAGTTTTCCTGCCTGCTCTATATAATCATCCAGCTTGTCGGTAACACGCTCACCGTAACCTCCCTTACCGGAAGATTCCATGATATCCCATAACCATACGTCTGACCGTAGAGCCTTCATCTGTTCGGGGGTCAGATTCCACAAGGAATCGGTGCCGGAGAAATCCTGCATGCCGGTAGCTTTTCTTGCGTGTTCCAGCATTTCATCCGTCCATTTCAGATAATGCTGCCAGCTGCCGTGGCTCTTATGATATCCGGCTTGCTTCTTTGCTATTTGCAGATAGTTTTTATTGACTTCCTCCTGATACTTTACAGCTTCCCTGTAAGATTCAACCGATTTCATTCCCTTGCTTGCCTTCATCTCGTCAGTCAGATTCTCGATGGCCGTTTGCAAAGTTTCATTCCTGTCCGTCAGCCTGTCTATCGTTTCCTGTACTTCCTTGGCGTTTCCACCTATTCCAAACAAGGAGTTGAAGCCTCCGAATGAGATTGCGTTCAGGATGTTTCCTATGCCGTTCCTCAATGACTTGCCGATTGTGACAAACAAATCCCCTGACAAGACATCACCGATAATTCCACTGACAGCGTTCAGAACAGCATCAAGCAGACCACCGACAAGATCACTTAATCCGTCTTTGAGTACGTCAATGATGGACAGAATCCATCCGACAATGGGGACCTCCTTAAGAGATTCTGACGTTTTTCCTATGACATCCTTGAATCCGTTCACGGTTTTGATAATTCCGCTATATGCGTTATACAATCCACCGGATGAAATCTGCTGCAAGCCTCCCAACAAATTTTCCATGCTTGCTTTCAGTCTGGTGGCGGTATCAGTCACATTACGCTGGGCCTGATTGGCGATATCAGTCTGTGTCTTCACATTGGCGGATGCAATGTCAGCATTCTGCCGTGCTGTTTCAAGAGCGTTTGCTGCGGCTTGTTTCTCACTTTCCGTTCCGCCCTTCTGCGCTTTGGCGTAATCATCCTGTGATTTCTTTAGTCTTTCCAAAGCAGCTGTTTCAATCCCTATGGCACTGATACGATTCTGTTCTGCTATTTGATAGGCTTTTACATCCTCTCCAAGTTTCTTGAAGTTGACTCCACTTGTACCACCCAAAGACTTTTCCATCTGGCTGATGGCGTCAATCAATGATTTCTGGCTTGCCTGATCGGAGTTCTTGAACTTGTCAGTCCGTACATATTTTTTCGCTTCGTCCAAGGCGGGCTTTATCATGTCGGAAAACATGGAACCAAACTCACCGAACACAGTAACCCAATCTATATTGGCTTTTATGGCTTCTGTTTCCTTGTTCTGTATGGCAACATCACGTTGTTTCTCCAGTAACTTTACTTGTGCACTATTAACACCGTTTTCTTCCTGTGCTTTCCTTATTTTTTCCGCATACTCTTGGGCGATAGCCAATTTCTGCTGCTGGAACGTGCCATATTCTTTCAAGTAGTCGTTCAAAGCCTGTTGTTCGGCTTTCAGCTGTCCTTCAGTTACATCGGAAATATCTTTATCTCTCATACTTTCGGCATTGGTATAAGCTTCTGAAATTTTCTGTGCCTGCTTGTCGGTCAGCTTACCGTTACCGGCTTTGCTCCATTCTTCCTCCTGTTTTCTTATCGCATCAATCTGTTTCTGATAATCAAGGTCAATCTGTTTCAACTTCTTTTCCGTGCCTTCTCTCATCAGGTTGATTTCATCCTGTTGGTTCTGACGGTGAAGTGAAAGAAGTTGCCCGTCCAGCTTTTCCTGATTTTCTTTTTGCTTTTTTGCTAGATTTTCCTGTCTGGTCAGTGCGCTTCCGGTTACTCCGCCCAGCTCCTTGTATGTCTTTTCGGATACCTCCATCTTATCTTTGGCTTCTTTCACCTGTTTCGATGTAGCCGTCTGATCTTTGATTAAGGCCTCATACCCTTTTTTCGCTTTCTCCCATTCGGCTTTAGCATTTGCCAAATCCTCCTGATATGTAGTTTCTTTTGTTTCCTGTCTGTTCTCAACTTCCAATTGGGCATTGATTTCCGACAAGACATCCTTTCTTGCGTTTGCCAATTCATTTTTCAGGTCTTCGATACGCTGTACCTGAACCTTCATTTCGGAACGGTTGTTCTCCTTCTTAGCTAAATTATAAGCCCATTCCGCACTTTTTATCTGTTGTTCCAAGGACTCGACTATAGCCTGTTTTGACTGTGTTCTAGATTTTACAACTTCTTCATTATATGCCTTCCAAAAACCAGTCAAATCCTGTATATGGCCTTTCTCATCAACATATTTCCTAAAGAGTGCTGGGTATAGTTCCTCAATATCTTTTAAAGCTTTAAGTTTAGTGGTCTCGGCTTCCACCTCGCTATTAATGGTGCTAACAAGACCTTCCAAAGTACGTTTCCGATCTTCTTCGTCCGTGTCGAGTTTTTCTATTTTCTTGTTGTACGAGTCCAAAGCACGTTCAGCAGATGTTGTGCTGTCGGATAATGCCCACATGGCAGCTCCAAGCCCTACAACCGCCGTTGCCAACAACACATAAGGATTGGTAAGCATTGCAGCGTTTAAAGCTAACTGCGCTTTTCGTGCCAATAAACGGGCATTGGTAAGTCCAATCTCCACAAGAGTATGTTTACTTTCGGCAGCAGTAACAAGCATCACTGCGGTCCGGTATGTACCATAAGTAACCACTAATCCAGCCAAGATCTTACCTACTGTTTCATAATTCTGAATCAACGAAGTTGTCATTTGAATACCGTCCATGATAACACTTTCCGACTTTGTTCCCAATTCGTTAAACACGGAATCCAAAGCATCCTGCATCATAGACAACTGACCATTGATAGTCTTTGAGGCATTCTCAGACATATTATAGAACTTACCACCTGCGGAAGTTGCATCAATGAATGCCTGTTGAACCATTTCAGCGGAAACAGCACCTTTGGACATTTCATCTTTCAAAGTTGCGATAGATTTTCCGGTCTTTTCGGAGATAATCTGTAACGGGTTGAATCCAGCGTTTATCATTTGATTCAAATCCTGCCCCATAAGTTTACCCGCTGCTGACATCTGTGAAAATGCCAAAGTTAGCGAATTGAACTTACTGGATTCCCCCATAGAAATATCACTAATGGCTTTCAAGTATTTGATAGTGTCTTCTGCTTGTATGTTAAATCCAAGCATCATCTTTTCTGCTCCAACCATATCTGACATAGTAAGTGGAGAAATCTTAGCCAGCTCCTTGATTTGCGGAATCAGTTGTCCTGCCATATCCTTTCCAACCATAGTCTCAATAGCGGTCTGCATGGATTGAAATTCTCCACGAACACGAATCATTTCAGAACCTAATGCCTTTAATACTCCAGCACCACCAATAACCGCCAATGCTTTCTTCCAAGAAATAGCGATACCGTTGTTACTCTCTACGATTTCCTTAGCATTATCCTTGTAAAGGGCGTATTCATCACGTAGTTTCTTTACGGAAAGACGCGCTTCGGCTTGTTGTTGGGTTAATCCAAATAAAGCTGCCTTTTCTTCATCAAGAGCTTTGCGGGCAGCATTGTATTCTTCTAACTTGCTATTTGCTGATAACGGATTCCTTTTCAATGCTATACGATAAGCATCCCCAAGTCGTTTTACATCCGCTTCAATATCCTTAACTACCGCTTTTTGAGCAAGAATCTTCTCTGTGAATCCATTCACGGCCTGGGAAGCATCGAAGATTTTCCTTTTGAATCCCGTTTCCATTTCCGCTCCAGCTTTGGCTGCATTAGTCACCAACTCATCCAATCTTTGGTTGGATGCAGCAAGTTGGGCATTCAAAGCCTTGAAAGCAGCAGGAGACTGCGTGCCATCCATGCTCATTAACTCCTGCTTTAATTTTGCAATTTCATTACGAAGTCTTACAACTTCTTCCCAGTCACTACCTATCTTAAAATATAATTTTGACATATCTATTTCTTTTTCCTACGATTAGCCAATTCCTTACCACTGATTCTATTCACCTTCTGACCACCATATACTGCGCGTAATTTATCCCGTTGCATCATCAGCAGATTCCGATAAGGGATAATCTCAAACACTTCTGTATAACTCAGATGCAGCGTGTCAATCAAATGGGCTATCTGCCCGAAGAACGTTGTGTTTCCTACTGTTTCGGTCTTGCTGCCAGCATCGACACGTTCCTCATCGAGCTGACACACTGAAAAGCCGAAATATCCATCATAGAGAAACAGACTTCCAAGGCATCTTTGACTTCTTCAAAAGTGCCGTTCTCCAATTCTTTGACCAAACTATCATTCCCGCAGATAAAGCATGAAATACCTTTCAGCATATCTTCAGTAGCTTCAGGAAGCTCTTTAATAGCTTCCATGACATTATCTCCAGTCATGCCGATATTGGAAAAATGATGAATGGCACGACAGATAATTTTAATTGTAGGAGGTTTAATGGTATAAACCATCCCTCCTATCTCCACATTCATGAAATCCAGCCCTAACAAAGCATCAGAAACCGTTTTTGCTGCTTGATTCATATTCTTAAACTAAAAGGGGGAATGGTATATATCCATCCCCCGGTTATCACTCTTGTGCTTTTACCAATGTTATCTCTTTTTTAAGAGTGGTATCAACTTCAGAAGGAGTGGTTTTAATATCTCCTGACTGAGTGACGTACCCCACTTTCGACACTTCATAGTGAACGGTAGCCCCAGCATTCACCTGCTTTGACTTGACCGTTGCACCGTCCAGCTTTACGGTCGCATCGGAAGGAGTAGGTACAATGGTTACTGTAGTTCATGCCTGCAAAGCTTTAATCTGCCCTTCTTCATAGTTATACTCAGAAGAAACACCTTCGATTCCCGGTTCCTGCACCAAGCCTTTTACAGCGATTGCAATTGCCTTATCCGTATTGGCTTCACGGGAAACAATACGGCATTTTGGGAAGATGAACCAGACATCATCATCGGTCAGACAGAACAATGCTTTGTTGATAATAACTTTATCCAAAGCACGCTTCCAACCTACATCTTTAGATGTTGCCTGAATAACATCGCCACCCATGAACGCTTTCTTGGTCTTCCAGTCATATTGTCCGATAGAGAAAGCGGGCGATACTTCTCCCGGCACATCATCGTAACGGTAATTCTTTCCCGTTAATTGGTTCTTGTACCCGGTGACAGAGGCTTCCGTTTCCTCAATCTGCCACGTTTCCCCGTGTACATTCAAAACCTCATCTTTCGCTTTGATAGCGGCTTGAATCAAAGTCTTTGCGATTTCGGGGGTAATGTCTGCCGTTACCTTATCAATGTCGGCAAACAAGATTCTTTTTATTCCTACTGCTGAAATCATAATCTTATAGTTTTACATTTATTACTTCAAATAAAATTCTCACATTCACGTAATGGCATTTCAAAGCTGTATCCGCTTCCGTGCCAATTGATTCGATAGAATAACGATAGGTTGTACCGTCATAGGTGCTTACTACATCATCAAGCAGCTTGCCAGCCTTTCTTTCGAGTTCGTTAAGCCGGATTGTGTTCGCTTCATTCTCGCTTAAATTGGGTACACATAGATTCACTTCTGCGAAAGATTTCTTCCAATACTTTCCCGGCTGTTGTTTCTTCGTGTGGATGACAATCCTTTCGGACTTCAATTCACCCGTCAGCGTTTCACCATCAGGCACTAGATCTATTCCGAAAGCCTTGCAGTCCCGGTAGAGGATGTTTCCTATGTCGGTAGTTACTATCATTCCACAATCTCCCAATCTTCTGCAAATACATCACTGATAGACGGAACCCATGAATCAGCGCGTCCAGTATTCTCATTGTAAATAAGACACTGGCTTGTGTAGTCAATAAAGCCCTTGCCTTTCAGAATAAGGTCTTTTGCTGATTGCGGAATAGATTGCATCTTGGGGATGATGTCGCTTTCGATATGAGCTGGCACTTGTTTGAATACCATCAAACCTTTACCGTTCCAACCACTTCTACGAACAGCCCCACCTTGTTTTAACACTTCGATTGCATCACCGAAGCCCATTACGGATGAATCATCGGCTTTATCGTATGTTTTCTCAAAAATGTCCGGCTTGCAAGGATAAAAATCCCCGTTTACTCCTTTGATGATATAATCTCCATAGTTTGCAAGCATTTTGCCTTCAAGCGTTTCGATGTACACACCAAGATAAGGCTCATTGGTGTTGCCATTCTCGTCTATACCGAAATCGGGATTGTGTTTCGGTACGGGAGTTCCGCCCATAAAATCACATACAACATCGAAGTTGTCTGTTGTCAACCGAATGGCTTCAATTACTACTGGTTTCTTTCTGTATTTCATTTTTCAAATTCTTCTTTTAATCGTTTCTCCGCATATAAAGCGGCACTACTTAAAACATCAAATCCCTTAGATTCTACGAATGATGCGTATTCCGCTTCGTTTTTCAGTGTCAAACCATCTTTATCGACATCGTAATCATTGGACGTTCTCAAAGTGAGTGTATGGTCTTGATAATCCCCATGTTCCTCTGCGTACTTCACGGCTTCATCGCCTACATCAATCATCTTCTTTTCGACCTCCCATTCTCCTTCATCGAAAAAGGAGTCGACATCTGAGAAATCGAAATCTACATCCATAATTCCGAGTAGTTAAAGTAGTTTGTACTCTTCACTGTATAAACTTCGCCTTGACCTCTTACGCTATCACCATCCATGCAACGTACTTCATCACCAGCCTTGACAGTAATTCTCTTCTCGCATACCACATGATAATTCGGACGATACACAGAGCCGTTATCAGATGAAAACTCTTTGGTAGTGTTATCATCACAACGGCATTTGCACACCTCCTGCCAGCTTTCACCACCTGTTCCGGGAATAGGTCTGCCAAACTCATCCTTATCCATTGGGGTGATAACTTTTACCTGCAATATGTGTGGAGCGAATATCATAAGAAAGTCACTTTAGGTTTGTTACCCAGTTCGTCTTTCAAACCGTACCGCTTGCACAGAAATGAATAGTAATCCTTAATGCCTTGAATGTTCCAAGACATAGAAAAACCGCTTTCGCTGATGGAAGTGGCACGAAGCAATAGAGAGGGGATGAACTTCGCAATTGCCACCGACACCCGTGTTTGGCAATCCTCGTTCATCTCCCCCCCTCCGCTTATCTTTGCGTTCAGACATATATCGAAAAGGTCAGCCTCCGACAAGTTAACGCCGAAGGTCTGAAACTTCTGTAATATATAATCGTTTACTGTCATGCGTTCATCTCACTCAAATCGAAGTTCACAATCAGGTTCGGGTTCGCAATCTGCGGAATCCATTCGGCTGTGTATTCCAGATAGCGACCATTGCCGTCCTTGTAACCTGAAATCAGCATATCGCCATCTGCCTGAGTGTAATTACGTCCCGGTACACCATCCACAGCTTCATAAGGAGTGTGGAAGCGCATATAACCGATTTTATCCTGCGGAAGCAGGGAAATACGACCATCTGCATAAATGGGGATATTCTTACCTGTTTGGTCTACCACATAATCTTCCTTGATTTCAATAGCCGGAAGTCCGATACCTGTAAAAATGGTAGAAGCCAGTTGCGAGGTGATAATCCCGGTAGACATATACATTTCATTACCTGTAAGCTGCATCTTGAACTTATCACCGAACTCGCTTGACCCGATGATGTTCTTGACGAATGTGCCACGGCTCATAATCATCTTGGGGAATGTGCCGTAAATAGATTTCAGCTCATTCAGTTTCTGCTGCAAGTAAGTGACGAAATAGTCTTTATCCTCTGTGTCCGGCTTGATAAACTTGAACGGCAAGTCGATGTTCAATAAGTCAATTCCTCCGGCATTGTCGTCCTTGTTCTTCACGCTTGCTGCTCCAGTCATCAACAGAGAGCCTACGATAATGTCCATACGCTTGTGCGGTGCCAGCAATACCTGACGGTAATCGTCATAGATGAAGTCCACGATGTCACGCATGGCTGCTTTCTGGTCTTCCGGTTTGGCGGCATTATACTTATCTATCAAGTCCTGCAAGTCAGACAAACGGTCGATTGAGATTTGATAGCGGTCACCCAAATAGGCAATCTCACCATATCCGGAACCGATATTCCTGCGTTCACGGATAGGCTTTTCGCCATAACGGGAGTTGATGGAACCAGCCATCACGCCAGTAACCTGACCGATGTAGTCTTTAAATACACGAGTAGTAGTCCTACGGAAGCCCAAATACTGCTGCCAATAAATTGTGTCCTTTCTTGTCTTGAGGACACGCTGAATCACTGCATTTACAATGTTCGGGTCATTAAACAATGTATGAATAGTTAGCATCATATATTAGTCCTCCTTTCTTTATTTTGCCATTATACCTGCGTTTTTCAACGCTGTCAATAATCCGTTAAAGTTTTCTACCGACACCGTACCAGATGCATCATTCACTTTGGCTGCCTGCTTTACACCTCCAAGAGCAGAAGTCGTAGCTGCTGTTAAAGTATACTTGTTAACTTGTGCTGCAACCCCATCCAATTTGGCTTTATCTTCCTTGCTCATCAATCCGTCCCGACTGGAAGAAGCCTTAGGAATTGATACAGTGTCTTTTTCTTGTTTGACATCCTGAGCATTAAACTGGAAGTGCGGCATATTCGCCTTGTCAATATCTGCGAAAGGCATTACCAGCTTGGTCGGTTCGATTTCAAACGCACGCATCAAAAGGGAAACCAATACTATGCCATCCTCTACCTGCTTCCTTTCATACAGAGCTGAATTTGCGATAACTTTGGGCGTTGTACCATCTGCGGCTGTCGCTTCGTAAAGAACTGTTCCAGCTTCTAGATTTTCTCCAAAGTCTGCCGCTAACGTCAGCTTATCAAAAGCTTTGTCAGCCTTGTCAATAGCGTTGATTGTCGCTCCATGCGCACCGTTACCCAAGTGCATACCTTTGTAAGCCAAAGAACGTTTCTTGATTTTCAATGTGGTATTGGAGCCTGTCGTAAACTTCTCATATACTTCCACACGGATAGCCACTTGGGATGTTTTCTTCACCAAGTCAGCTGCAATCGGTGTGAATGAGGGCAAGTACGAGCCGACAACGAGGTTGGTTGTGTCCAACTTATACGGACCTCTGCGTCTGCGTCCGGTTTCTACGTCGTAGCGTTCTTCCTGCTCAACTTCCGGTTCAAGATTATACTTAAATCCTGCTGCCATAAAATCACTGTTTTTGTTGTTCTACAATTTCTTTAGTGTCGTCTGCAATCATTTTCGCAAACGCCTGAGTCTCATTCTCCAGTTCTTTTTTTGCTGTATCTGGAGGAACTACACCCTTAAAGCCGTCATTCGCAAACTCCTGCTTCAAGTCCTTGAAGTATGCGTCCAAGTCCTCATCGTCCTTAATGGCGCATCGTTTGGCGTAGTTTTCGGGAATACCATACTCCTTTGCCTTTGCCAAAATCTGCTGGCTACGTGTTGCTTGAGCCTTTTCTGCTTCAAACTGCGTTAGCTTATCAGAAAGGTTCTTGTTGGAGTCAATTAAAGCTTGCGCCCATGCAGGCACATCGTCTTTATTCTCTTCCGTTTTGGTGGTTGTGGTAGTCTCGATTGGCTTACCGTCTTTAAGGTTATGCCTCTTCTCGTAGTTAGTCACTGCCGTTTTTGAAGCATCCCCGGCACGGAAATCACCATAGGAATTAAGCACGTCCGAAAAGCTGATACCCTCAATAATAGAGTTTACCTTTGTCTCGTCCGTTACACCCTCTGCCTTTTTAGTAGCGATTCGGGTTAAGATAGCAGTGTCCACCCCAGCGAATTTCTGTTGTAGCCCTGCTAAGATTTGTTCTAAGATTGTCATACCGTATGAATTTGATTTATAAATTTCTACGGTAAATTTCGCTATTTATAAAGAGGGTGAGAAATAATCAGATAGGTGATACACGACAATAAAACGATTGTCGTAAAATGGTATAAAAAAAGGCGTGAAACCGAATGAATCACGCCTAAAATATATCACGACAAAAACTTATACTTATACTCCCAACACTATATTTGCATCAATATTTAGCTTCCGGCTTATCTCACGAGCAACTTTCAAGGTTGGTTCACATTTACCAGATATATAATCACTTAATCGTGATGGGCTGACACCAACCAACTTTGCAAGTGATTTTTGATTAAGCCCCATTTCGTACATACGAAGTTTAAGAACATCCACAAGTGTTGGTTCTCCCAATGCAAAATGTTCTTCGGAATAATCAGCAACCAAATTAGAAAGAAGCTCCAATTCTATGCTATTTGGGTCATTCAAAGGAGTATCATCTTTCACTAATGGAAGAAGTTCCTCTACTCTTTTCACCGCCCATTCATATTGGGCTTGATTTTCTATCTTTGTCATAATCCTAAATATTAGCGCAATCTATTTTATCATATTCTTTATGAGTACCAATAAAGCGAATATACACAAACTGAATAGTGAATTTAATCACTACTACCAAACGATAGTTATTGCCTTTGATATTGAAAACATAGTGTTGATTACCTACACTATCAACGCTATTAAACGTTTTCTTAATATCGGCAAAACAGGTCCACTTGCTTCTTTTCACAATGGTAGTCCATTCTTGCAAAGCGACCTTTGAATCGGGATGGTTCTCTGCATATTCTTTTAATGCTTGTTCGGTAAATATTCTCATTGGTTACTCAATTATCGTGTGACAAAAATACATATATAATTCTATAATTCAAAATTATATTCTAATATTTATAATTTAAAAGAGCAAAAAAAATAGCGGCAACTCTTTGAAGCCACCGCTAACTATTTTTCTTATACTAAAACTATAAGTCCCGTAATTTTTCTAACTAAGAGGCGTTTTTCTTTCCCTTATCTCCGATTTGCTCATTCTTTGCTGCTTGTTCCTCTTTGATTTCTGCAAGTTCCTCTTCTACATGTATTAATTTTTCCTATTATATATCTCTTTAATTTTCCCCTCTGCAAACTTATTTATATCAGAAGAAGTACATCCTGATTCGTTAAAAAAATCACTTAGGTCAAAATAAATCTCCTTATGGTTATTCCCTTTCGATATACATATTATATCAAAAGGTATTGATTTATTCCCGTCCAATGTTATATTTCTCAGCTTTTGCATGCCCCAACTATAATCAGGATAGTATTTATTTATCCATTCTCTTTCAGAATGTACTCCCAAAACATGTGTTATTGCATGGATTTTAACAATATCAAAATGTTGGCTTCGAAGCATTATTTCAAAAGTTATTGTCTCATCTTTATATTTAATTACAAATTCTTCTTTTTTGAAGGCTTCCTTTATTAAGTCATAAATCTGTTTTATTCCATCTCTTAATGAAGGAATAAACCCTATTATTATAGCTGCTACAACAATGGTAGCTATAATCCAATTATCTAAAAAGAAATTGATAATAGTGTCGTATTTTGTAGTTGTCTCCATAATCATAACCTTTCAGCTAAATCCTTAACATCTTCCGCAGACTTTACCTCATGCACGGTATCTCCTATCTTCACGAAGCCTACTATATCTCCGGTGTTTGACTTTTCAAATAGTTCAGTTACTGGGACACCCAAAGCATCGGCGATTTTTTCCAATGTACCAATAGTGGGGTTGCCATTAATTGCTTTTGATAGCCCAACTCGTGACAAGCCTATTTTTTCAGCGAGTTCAGTTTGATTGATTCCTGCCTCTTTACATAGTTCTAAAATTCTAAATCTCATATATGTATATATTTAGTTTACTCCCATTATTTATGGCAAAGTTACTCAAAGTTTTCATATTAGCTAAATAAGACAACTAAAAGTATTCTTTTTATAGTTTATTAACTATCTATATTTTGCCAATTGAATACTCATAGTTTGCTTTGCAATATCAAAATGATAACTAAAAGTATAATTTAAAACATATAAGAGTATGAGCACAAAATTTAAAAGTCAGATGAAAGAGGTAATGAGTTTAGCATGGCAGTTTGTTCGCAAGAACGGTTATTCAATGAGTGAAGCGTTAAAATGCGCATGGGCTAATTTGAAGCTGAAAGCGGCTTTGAAAGTAAAGATAGTAGAGTTCTACTTCAAAAAGACAGACGGCACGTTACGTCAAGCCTTTGGTACTCTCAAAGAGAATCTTATCGGTGAAACGAAAGGTACTGGCAGAAAGCCGAATGATAATCTGCAAGTGTATTGGGACACAGAGAAAGAAGAATACAGATGTTTCAAGAAGTGTAACCTTATTAAAATCGCATGACAATGAAAAAGAAAAGTATGGCAACAGTTGAGATTGAATGCTCAAATACACATTCAATGCCAGTATTCAGCGACTTTTTAAGTGAAGTACAAAAGCGGTTTGATATTGAGAAAGAAGCTAAGAATGAATTATATTCTTTTATCATACAGATGGGGTTGTTAGACCAATTTAGAGAGTTTTCTCAGCATTATAGGGGCGTGAATCACCATGCTGCGTGTATTGATATGCTTGCAGTGTAGTTCTTAACACGATTATCCAAAGGCAGTCTTTGCACGACTTTAAAGGCTGCCTTTTATTTATTAACTTTAAAGCAAAAAAGAATATGGACGAAATTTGGAAAGACATTGAAGGGTACGAAGGATTATACCAAGTATCAAATTTAGGTAGAGTAAAGGCATTACCTAAATATTGCTTTAACGGTTCAGTAGATTGGTTGATGAAAGAACATATCTTAAAACCGTTAAAAATACATAGTTATACATACGTTTGTTTATACAAGAACAAAAAATATAAGCGAAAAGCCATTCATCGATTAGTAGCATTAGCTTTTATTCCCAACCCAAGTAATAAGCCGGACATTGACCACATAAACGCTATTAAAGACGATAATAGAGCTGTAAATTTGCATTGGGTTACCAAAACAGGCAATATGAATAATCCTTTAACACGAAAGAAAATTAGTGAAAGTAAAAAAGGTACGCCACAGCCCAAAGGTATAGATAATAAACGGTCAAGAACAATATTACAATATACCCTTGATGGCAAATTTATTAAAGAATGGCATGGTTCAAAAGAAATTGCAAGAGCTTTTAATGGGTGTAATAGCTTTATCCTTAAATGTTGTAGAGGTATTTACCACCAAGCCTACGGATATATCTGGAAGTTTAAAGAAGGGGACTAATCAGCCCCCTTTGTCTTTTCAGATTCTTTCATTTTTCTCTCCTCTTCAATTTCTTTCAATTCGCTTTCGATGCGATCCGCATTTCCAGCAAACATGATTCCCTCACGCGTTGACCAGATGCCACCACTGACAGCGGAAACGGCAGTAGTCACCTTATCATTCAAATTATCAATCATATATGGAACCAGTTCTGTTTCTATGTCAATGGTCTGCGATGCCTTGCTAAACTCGGTTGGATTGATAGAGCCTAAAGCGGAAACAATGAAATTCACTCTCCGCTGTAAGAACTCACCGATAACCTCACCGTGATTTTCTACCGCCATATGTGCACCCATGAACATAAAACGGAAAGCGGTTCCTGATGCTTTGCCTACCCCCTTCAACGTCTCAAAGGATATTCTTGGAGTGTTTGACATATCATAAGCCATATTAGTGAGTGTTTCTGCTTCAAATTTTACGGTATCTGGCACCTGATTCCACGTCAGATATTGAGCATCCGCACCTTCACCCGTAAGTTTGACCATTCTGTCCTTAACCTTACCCATGAAACCCTCTACATCTCCAATTAGCTTCAGCAGTGGGAAGAAATGATAGTCTATACAATCAGCATAATTAGATAGCAATTTCTCTAATCGGACCCGAAAAGTCTTTATCTTCTTGCAGTAAGGTTCAGGACGATAAGCATAGAGAACCGGTAGTTTTGGGAATCCATGAGCAAAAGGCGTTCTTTCTTCATACCCTTTAGACAAATCCCATTGATAAACCATTTTGTCCGTGATAGTCATAAAGCAGATGACCTCCGAATCATCCATGAGCTTCTTCTTGTACTCACGTGAGAAAGCAATCATTTTACCTTCGTCGTTAAAGAACGGGTATAGCTTATCACCTCTGAATGGAGACCATAACACGCTTTTCAGTTTCTTGGTGGGCTTGACCTTGCCACCGAACGTAGTCTTAACTTTCTTCCAAAACTTTGCCCAAAACGAATCATCATCGGTAACATACCAATATTCTGCCGCTTCTTGTTCGGAGAGCCAGGCACGGACAATCTTCTTGTTTTGGTATTTGATTTTGTTGGATTTAAATACAGCCTTTACCGCATCCAGCAGCTTCTTTTCATCATCATCAGTTGGAGTGCAATCCATAGACGGTTCTGTGCCGACTGTAAAAGCAGTTTGGATGTTCACGATATCCTGTTCCAATGGAATGGAGATACGGTTCACCGGTTCAGTCTTATACTTTGCTTCGATTTCATAAGTCTTACCCGTTTTTTCATCGAAAACTTTTTCGGATTCCTTATCAAGTACTTTTCTGTCCGGATACTTTTCTTTATCCACAATGATTTCGTGGCGTTCCGGATTCCAATCATCCCAAAGTTTGCAACGGTCGGGAAGTTCAGTCTTCCTACCTTTCTTCAGGTAGTTTATCTTCTGCCCGATGTCAGGCAATGCTAATATTTCTTCTAAATTCAATGGCATAGTTTATATTTTTAATGTGTGAATATTCCTGTTAAATCTTTCGGCTTCTGAATCTTACCAAGAAGCTCACCCAATACATAGTAACGTACAGCATCTATTCCGTGATTGTCATGGTCTTCCGGTTCGTTGATATAGTTCCCGTCCTTATCCTTTGCCCAAACATACTTTCTGAACTCGCTTTGCAAGTTGTACGAGCGTTTGGTTATATAAATCTCCATATCTTTCATTTTGTCAATTCCGGCATTGATAGAGCCTGCACCTTTCTCTACGGCATATATCTTGATTCCTCCGTTGTGTATCTCTTGAATCAAACGTGGGTCTGCGCTGTCAGCAATGACTTTCAATCCCCACGGGCGAAGAGTCTTGATGATGTCAGAAGAAAGCAATCCAGTACGGTAATCCACTTCATCCAAGTAAAGGGCGTTATCAACGATACCACAACGAATGGAAGCAGACGGGTCATGCGTATAACCGAAGTCTTGCCCGAAAGCAATTTTCTTTGCCCAAGCCGGGAACTCGTCAACAATTCCCCACTTCTTGAACACAGCACCTTCTGCAACGTCAGCCCACCGGCCGATAACCACATGAGCATACTTTTCAGGATTACTCACCTTCATATCTTCCACCTCTTTCAGGAACTCAGGAGAAAGGTTATCCAAGTTATCAAAATACGTAGTATGGATATGGAGCACATTCGGATGAGTGGAAATCTGAACCTGCACACCGTCAATCTCTACCAGCTTGTGAGTTTTCTCAATGTATTTCTTGTAGATGAAGTGATTGGAATCGCATGGGTTCATTATAATGATAATCCGGTTCTGAATACCCTTCTTGCGAATGGAGAGCATTATCTTGTCGAACTCATCTTCGCTTATCCACTCTTCCGCTTCATCGCAGACAAAAGTCGTAATGCCTTGAATGGATTTCAGTTTTGCTGTCTGGTTTCCGGAAGAAGTCTTGATACCCCGGAACATGATACGGCTCTTAGTCATCTTATTGACTATGTCCGTCTTTGTGGTCTTGAAATATTTCGTGGTACCGTCCAAATCTATCTTCTCCATCATTTCGGGGATGATAGACATACCGGCAGAAACCATCGTGTAACGGGTGTAAAGAATCTGATGAACTATTTTCTCTACGGGAGTCATTTCAAAAGTCAACCGCTCAATAAAAGTAGAAGCATTGAAAGACTTTCCGCTACCACGCCCACCGGTGATAAGAATTATAAATTTTTCCTTATCCTCATATAATGGATGGTAAATTTCTTGGGGTACTATCATTTTAGCTTGTCTTTAATCCAGGAATCAATGTTGATGCCATGCTCTATGTCTGTTGGAATATCAGCGTCTTCATCTTGTTTGCGCTCAATCTTTCTCCAATCTTCATCATGGTGGTACAGCCAAACGGACATTGCTTGCAAATTAGGAGCCAACTCGCTTTCGCTAACTTGTAATTCGTCCTCACCTGTCAAATTTCCCTCTGAATCACGGAGCTTTCTTACCACGGTGCTTTTGGTTTTTATGCCACCGAGAGCCATTGCAAGGAATTTAGCCCTTACAGTGGCATTGATTGTCGCGCGCCCACGCGCTAAGACTTCGGATATTTCGGTGTACTCACTTTTCTTTTCGCAGAATGTTTGAGGCAAAATCCCTATGGCATAAGCAATTTCCTTGTCAGTGAATCCCTTTTTGGCATACGATTCCACGAGAGAAAGAAATTCCTCGCTTGTATAATCAAACTTAGGCTTTCTTCCTCCTTTACCTTTTCTATTTTGAGATTCACTATTGCTCATAATTTTAACCGTTATTGTTACCCATATAGACACGGCGAGAAATTGGCTTGTTTCCATAGACATCAACTCCTCTTTTTGAGAAATAGCTATCTATTTTCTCAGCATATCTTCCCATTATGGATTTCGTTCTATCCCTTATGTTTCTTTGTCTTGCAGAACCTAACCCGTATTGTCTTCCAGCGTTGTACATTATTCGTCTGGACTGCTGATATAACTGGCTATATGTTTTCTTTCTAACTCAGCTTTCCTCCCAATAATTAATCTATTCTTTCTACTTGTTCATCAAAAACTTCTCCCTTTATAAACTTCATATCTGGTTCATACCCGAACCTTTCGCAGAAAGCGGCTTTAGCTTCATAGGTATCGAAGGACAACATCACATAGGCATCCATGTTCTCAGCTTGCTTCTGTGCGTTTTCTTTCACCTGATGCTTGACCTCTTTCATGTGGGCTACCTTTTCAGCACGTTCCAACTGTTTGGCGGCTTTATCGGCTTCTTTCTGTTCGGAAACTGGGACCATCATATCAGACAAAGCATCCGCAATAGAGTTTTCCTCTTCGGTCTGCAAAAGATAGTCGACACCAATCATGTTTAGGTCAGCATCGGTCAGTCCTGCATCTTTCCAGTCTATATCAGGAACAATACGAGCGAGAGCGTCAAAATCCCATGTACCTTGTGCGTTGGGATTGTTCATTAGAATATTCAACTCTTTTTCCTGCTGCTCGTCCACGTCAATCACATCAACACGAATGCGGTAGTCATTGTCGGGAAACTTCTGCAATTCGTCCATGACAGACAAACGCTGATGTCCACTGACTACGGTAAGCCCGGTACGCTTATTCACAACTATTCCACCTACCAATCCGAATTTCTTGATGCCACGTTTCAGTGTCTTACGTGATTCATCGGAAAGTTTCCGGGGATTATAGTCTGCAAAGTGAATGGCAGAGCGGTTAAGTTCCACCGATTCACTCTTTATGTATTTTGATAATTCCATATTAGCCATTACTTAGACCGAAACCTCTCTGCCGAAGAGTATTCCTTTCGGCTCTTGCTATAAGATTATCACGAGATTGTTTTGCACGCCTGCTTGCAGCACTGCTACTCCATGTATTTTTTCTTCTCCAATTAGCTTCGCTCAATCTTTCTGCCTGAGCATATATCTGTTCTCTTGTCTTTCTTTTTCTGACTCAGCAATCCTCCTTATTAATTTTGTTGATTATGATACTCCCAAAGCACTCTTTCAGCCATCGGGAAAACTTCGTAAATTCTCTGTAAGTCCTGTGGGTAATTCTTCTCCATCCAAAGCATACAGTCAAGATTGAAACCGACACCCGAACTGGCTTTCAATGAATATCGAACTGGTTCGGGTAAATTGTGCTGCCTCATATAAGCAAGAATATCCTTTTGTGTCCAATCAGCCAAAGGATAAACCATACCGTTATTCTCGTAACCGTTTACCTCATACCCTTTCAACATAAGTCTACGATTCATACCATCAGCTTTTTTCATGCCCAAGAATGTATAATAAACTCCATGAGTAAGTTGCATAGCCTTTACCACATCTGCCAACTTCAACAGCTTTACTTTCGGATTTGGCACACAATACATACCGCCACGGAGAATATAAGTGAGATTCCAATGTGGTACTTGAACAAACTCTATTTTCGGATATTTGGCTTTAGTCCAGTTTATCCAACGGTTAATATGTTCCAAATTCTTGACAAAGTACATGAACACGCAAACAATCCGGTCAAACTTCGGATAGATTAAATCAAGCAGAACAAGCGAATCTTTACCAAGTGATAAAAACAGTAAAGCCTCATTCGATTTTACCCGAATGAGGTCTATATACCGGTTCGCTTGTTCTACCTTGTTCATGGTTAACCTCCAGACATACCCAATGACACACGTAAATCAGCATAACGTTGTCTGCGTGATCCTAACTGTGTGGCACTTGCTGTACCTCTACGATTGGCAACCAATCTACCACCTGCCCCTGCACCATTCATATTTCTGCGAGGCCCGGCTACTCTGTTAATTCTTCTTGCGACTCTGCTTTCTAATTTTAAAAATTAAACAAATCAATCTATATGTTTTTCTAATATCTTGCCCAAAGTATAATTCATTTGTGCAGCAAGATATTCTTCGCCTTGATGTTCGTAAACAATATCATTACCGTTTTCATCTGTGAGAATAACAGCTTCTGCTGCTTTCACTTCAACGATAATATAAGGACGTTTACCTGTATATGCACCTGTCAGAAGCTTGATTGCATCGTACTTGATAGGCTTCAATTCTACCTCACCTTCTTCAGGCAGTTCTGCATCAGCCGGATATTCTTTACCGCCACATAGGTAAGTGATATACTTCTTAGCGTTAGTTGGTCTGATTTCACGGTATTCGTGGGTTTTCTTGCCTGCCAAGATTTCATCGAAATACTTCTGTTTGATGCTTAATGTAAGAATGTTCATAATCGTGTCATTTTTTTAATTAATACTCAATAGTTGCGGGGGGCTGAATCGAACAACCGACCTTCACCAAGTCAAAGTGAAAAGCTACCACTGCTACACCCCGCGATAGTACCCCAAAGGTACTACCACAACCAAAGATAACGAAATATCTTCAATCGTTATACACGACAATCGGCTTATTGTCGTGAACTAAGCCATTTATCCCGTCTTTCTCTACACGCCTCTAAGGTAGGCGCACAACAAGCAAAGAGTTCACCACTTTCAGTACGGTAATCGTACTGGTACATTCTCACTCTTTTACCTCTCAACCTGGTGTTGTAGGTGGTGTAATTTTCTTTACCGGGTTGACATACGCTGCAACCGTTTACATTTATTGAGTTCATAATTCAAGTAATTGTTTCGTTTTATCCACGTCTACAAAACTCGTCCACCCTGCTTTATGCAGTTTTATAGCTGCCTCTCTGATTGTGATTTTACCACTCTTGACACTTTCTTTCAAAGATTCTAATACATTCTTAATTCATTTTCACATTCAATCTTTCTTCACTCGTATAAGCCACTACAAGCCCAGTTTCATCATGCTGTATGGTGATGTACTTTTCACCCCTCTCTATAGTAGAGAAGTCATAAGGGGTTACCATCTTACCCAATACCTTGCCCAGTTGCTTCATCAGTGGGGCTTCAGGGCTGATAACTAAAACTAAATCTGCTTTCATAATCGTGTATATTGTGGTAGCCATAAGGCTACCGGATTAGAACTCAACCAATATCAATCTTTCTAAAGAACCTGATGCTTTCACCCACATATGATTATGTCCGAAACCATAATCGAAAAACAGTTTAAAATAAGGGTATCTTACTATTAAAGAGCTCATACAGCCTCTTAACTCGTCTTCTGACATACAAGAAGTTATTTCATTGATAATTTGAACGAAAAGGTGTAAAACTTCTGGTTCATTATTCAATAACGGTTTTTCTATAACTGCTTTTAAAAATATATTTTCTTTCATATTCTTCTATATTGCGCAGGGCTTTCGCCCTGCTGGTTATTATGCTATCTTTAGCTCTTTAAGTCTCATATCTACCAATGATTTCAGCTTGCGAGTATCAAATAGTGGACTTCTATACCCATCTTTGATAAGCTGTATCATTTCTTTATAACCAACCTTACATACAACCTCTGTCTTCATGCTGTTATCATAAATAGCAGAATTGCAAGCGGTTATTGTGAATGCCATTGTTTTGTAACCTTTATCCTTCTTCATGATAGATGCAAACAAATACATATATACAGCATTTTTCATGCTATTCAAGGCATCTTCTTGACTGGCATTTACCTTTCTACCACCTAAAAAGTCACCACATTCAATTTCTTGACCTTTTTTGATAATAGACAATGTACTGATGTACATTTTAATATCTGTTGCTTTCATATCTTCTATGTTTTAATTGTTATTCAAATTATGCCTTGATTATTATGGTGCAAATATCAATCTTTATTTTGAATAAACCAAATTTTGATAGAAAAATTTTCAAATTATTTTTTGATACTATTCTTGTGCATTCTATGTATAATTTGAAAACTATTCCTATCTTTGCATCAAATTATAATTTGAATATCATGCTAAGAGTACAAGAAATCTGCAAACAGCAGGGTATTACCATGCAAGACCTTGCTAAAAGAATGGGAGTGACATATCAAGCCCTGTATGCCGCCGTGTCCGGCAACCCTACCATTGGGAAGTTAGGAGAAATTGCAAAAACATTAGGTGTAGGAATAACTGACTTGCTGAATGAAGATAAGGAAGAAAACACTGTTGTTTGTCCTCACTGCGGGAAGAAAATTAAAATAGAGAAAGGAGAAGAGACATGAATATACTATTTACTGAAATCAGTTCAGGCAAATCAAATATATCATATATACTTTCAACAGATGACAAAAAAGAAATAGGTACTGCTGAAGGGTACATTGCTAAAGAAGATTTAATATTCGTTATACACATCAACGAAAAATATCAGAATAAAGGCATTGGTCACAAAGCATTTAGAAAGGTTTATGATGAACTTAAAAAACAAAATAAGATTTCTAATATAGTCGGTTCTTGGCATAAAGATGAGGAATTTTCATACTGCCAAGACGGAATGTCTACTAATTTACGTATTTTTAAAGAAAATATAAGTAATGGGATGAGCGAATCTCAAAGTGCATTTAACACCCCAACAGGGAAATGGGTACAAAAATTAGGATTTACCAAGTGCACCGTAATTTCTAATACAAATACAGATGTCAAAGTTGTATTTTCTAAGTAAGCCGGAGCGCTAAGCCCCGGCTCGTTAATTTATTAGCCCTTTGATCTTTAACCGATTTACGATTTCGGTGTAAAGATACTCTATATCCCCACTAAAATCCCCATAATTCTGATACAAAAACACGACATCAGCGCAGTTGTCGGAAATTGTACTCTTGGACTGAACCCCAAGTACCCTTGACATCTCTTCGCGTAACCCAGCTGTCATTTTCCCACCGGCAAGCGAACTTGGAGAAAACAGGTACAGGATAATGAAAATGAACTTCTTCCGCTGGGTAACACTGTCAATATTCGGTGGACATCCTCTCTCATTCAGCAACTCAACGAATATTTTGTAGATTTCATGGATAAGGCTTTTGTCTTTCAAAATTGGGGTGGTCAAGGCGTTTTCTTCTTCTGAAAGTTCTGATTTCTCGATACGAATCTTTTTAAGACGAATTATTTTGTTAAAATCCAGTTCCATAACACGATTATTTTAAAAGTAAATAGTATATTTGCATCATAATCGTGTAAGGAAGAGCTGATTCATGGTCGTGCGTGGGTTGGCTCTTTTTCATTCTTCCCCATTCGTGCTGACGAATGGTTTCTTTTCCAAATCATAGCAGGTGATATATACCCGTTTCCCATTAACATCACATAGAGCAAGGGCATATCCTTTCTCCAGTATTTTAACCGGCTGATTGTCGCAATAGACAGTACTTCCAACCGGAACTCTTATAAAATGACGTACTATCATTTGATTATCTTTAGCTTGTTATACCAGCGTGAAGAGAAAGGGAACCACCCGATTAGGAATGATTCCCCGAAAATAGTTACTTTATATAGTTTGCTCATATTTGTTCAGTTTTGCTCTAATTTATTCTAACGTACTTACCTGCAATATCACAAGTTTTTATTACCTCCGCATTATCCTCACCAAAAGCGATGAGAATACTACCACAGCCGGGAGAATCTCCACGAGTTCCGTCTGGACGGAAGAATCTGATTCGGTTACGCAAGAATTTCATTGCCGTTGCCTTCTCGAATATCACATCCTGAAACATCTTTGAATCGCAACGATTGAAAAGTAAAGCAATGCCGTTTCCATGTTCTGCCATCCGTTTAACGAAACATTCTATAAGAGGACGGGAATAAGGTGGGTTCAACCAAACGCGACCTTTCCATTCCTGTTTTAATCCATCGTCATTTTTGTTGTACATGACATTTGCCGTTTTATAGGGGGGGGCTACTGGGGCACATGGGTCTAAATCAAATTCACCCAATGCGTCTATAATTTCTTTCGGTGTGTACCATTCATCGGTACTATTAGCCGATTTTTCAAAGGTTGTATTCATTTCTGTTCCGTTATTAGTTAATTGGCAGTTTCATAAAGCACATCCATATCGTTTTACTTTGTCGGCCAGTGGTATGCCCAAACAAAGGCTTATAAGGTATAATGGATAAAACTTCATTGACTTTTATTTCACTCTCACTCCATTTGAATACCAATGTCCCGTTGGGCTTTAGGACACGCATACATTCATCAAAACCGCTTTTTATCATTTCTTGCCAATTATCCGGAAGCCTACCATATTTCTTTGCCATCCATGATGTTTTGCCAAGTGTTTTCAAATGTGGCGGGTCAAACACGACCATGTAGAAAGAGCTATCCTCAAACGGCAAGTTGGTAAAATCGGCTATTATATCAGGTTTTACTTCTATAGTTCTGATTTTATCTCTGTCCTTGGCAGTTACTATTTCCGATCTCTTATCAACGAATAAGGCAAGAGGATTATGTTTGTCAAACCAAAACATCCTACTGCCGCAACAGGCATCTAATATAAGTTTTCCATTTTCCATTAAGCTATTTCTTTTGATTTCTTCAATCTCAACTTTCTCAATACTTTGCAAAGTGCTTCAGTATTTTTTCTCGCTTGTGTAACCTCCACCGCATTCCCGATAAATTTCTTTTGGTCAGCTTGTGTGCCTATTAAAACATAATCTTCAGGGAATCCCATAATCTTTTTGAGTTCCGGAATGCGAAGCATCCGCATTTTAATATCCACTATGCCATACAGTGCCATGAACTCCTTTATCTTCACGGTCATAGGACTATCATTGTCGTAGATTTCAATCGCTACCTGACCGCTTTCTGTTGCTACCAGATAGGGCGGCATCTTATCCATGCGGGCTATTAATGTGAAGCAGGGGCTATCAACAGAGCCGCCAGCACTGTTGAACTGTGGATTCATCAGATAGTGCCATTTCCTGTTTGCGGTAATGGTCTGGGAGGGTTCCTCTATACTGCTACCTACATTTGAGAATGCAGTATTCATTATCCACGGCTGGCATGTTACCAAGTTTTGTTTCGGTGTTGTGGTAACAGCGGGGCATGGCGAGTTTATATCAGACACCTGACCACCTCCAGAATATTGATTCATAAAAAATGGAGATACAAGGGAAAGTCTGTCTTTAGTCAGAAGTGTAGGACAAGGCTGATTAATATCCTTTCCTGTATCCTTAAAGTTATAAGAACACATAAATCGGCTTTCAATTAAAGCCATCCTGTCCTTCGTTGTGACCGTTGGAGCTGGAAGGTCTACCGAATGATTATGTCCATTTCCATAATAAGCAGAAACAAAAACATGGTGGTCTTTGCAGGTGATTGCACCTGCCGGTTCTTCTACAGACACATTCTTGCTTTCGGGATGTCCGCTGAACTGTTTGGAGAGGAAACTTACCTGTACCTTTGCAAAGCGGTTTTCAGTAGTCAACACTCCGCATGGTTCATCAACTGATTTGCATGTGTCTTGAGGGCGAACCGTATTGTAACGGGAAAGGAAAGCATCCTTTCCTCCGGCTACAAACTTGATAAGTCCAGCATAGATACGTTCAAGCGTTTTCTCTGCAAGAGGCTTTTCCCTGAAGATGGTAGTTCCTTCATCAGAGAAATCAAGCACATCTTTTACCGGCTTCCACTTCTCCAGCCGCGAGAACATATCTTGCCTACCACCTTTACAGTGGGTCGGTTCTGGGAATACTATCGGCAAGTTCTTTTTAGCAAAGATGCCGAAGAAGCGTTTTCTTGTGGTGTAGGCACCGAAGTCGGCAGCATTTAAGATGCGGTGCTCAAAGTTGTAACCGTACTTCTTGACATTGCGCACCCACTTTTGATAAAGCCGGCCTTTGTCCATGCTGATAGGTTTCCCATTCTCATCCATATCTCCCCATGACATAAACTCTTCTACATTTTCAATCTGAATGTAGTCAGGGTCTATAACATCAATATAACGGAAGAGATGTTCTGCCAACGTTCGGCTGTCGGCATCTCTCGGCTGACCGCCTTTGGCTTTCGAGAAGTTGGTACACTCCAAAGAAGCATGAAGCATTATCATGGCATCAGGGTATAGCTGACGGATACGTTCTACAATAGTGCTTATCGGGGAAAGTTCCAGTGTACGGATATCCTCAATAAAGTGAAGTGCATCAGGGATATTGGCATCATGTGAAAGGATGGCATTCTTGTCATGGTTCACACAGCAAACAACCTTTCCACATCTATTTCCATCCAATCGTGCTTCTTCCACACCTTCGGATAAGCCACCGGCGCCACAAAAGAGATCAATAACAAATAGTTCTATATCGGACAGACCTTCAATGGATTTTAAGATATTTTTCTGCGATTTCATAACTTCTCCTTTTTAAACAGGTGGCTGAACGCATTATCCAAATCCAAGTCCAGATTCAGTTTGGACGGGAAAGATTTAATGTATTCGTACATCTTATAAGCGAGGTTGTCATCATCACCGCATCTGTCAATCAGTGTGAGCAACATGGCGTTCACCATGTCAGAATCATTGCCGAAGTTTTCCTGAGTGGATTCGCTGCAATGATTCACATCACTTTTCAATCTCTTTATCGCGGCTATGGCTGTGTTGAAGTTTCTTTTTGAATCGTGCCGCAATTCAAAGCCTTCCTTCTTGTATTGCTGCTGCATTTCTAGAAGGTTGGTTTCTAAAACGTCCGTGAGGACAAATACGATGTTGGTTATCGTATTCAGTTTGTCTGTTCCTTGCATAATCGTGTATTCTTATTTCTAATTCGAATGAATCCCCTTCGTTCTGTTTCTTCTAACAGTGGAAAGTCTTCATTCTTGATTTCACATTCTGTTTCGTAGTTCACGGAAGTATAACTTGGGATATTGAACTTTTTCCGGATTCTTACGATAACATCCGGATTTCTTGTTACCCAGTAAACGGTTATTCTCATGGTGATATCAGCATTTTTCTAGCTTCCTCATCTCCTGCATCAGCACGGTGCTTGATTTCAATGTACTCAGCATAAGAGATTCTGTTATCTCCACGCTCCTCTATCTCTTTTTCACGTTGGTTTCTGTATCGTTCACGCTCTTTCCGTTCAATATCTTTCCGACGTTCAGAAACGTAGTCCAGCATCGCACTTGTTATTTTCAATGGATCTATTGAACCGTAGAACCGCCCATACTTCCCTGACTTAAACCGTGCTATGAAAAAACAGATTTCAGCGGCATTTATATAATAATACTCCGAAAGGAATATCTCCGATAGTTCAGAAAGTTGCTCTTTCGCTATCTTGGTTGAAACTTCTGCAAAGTCATTCAATGAGCCAAATTGTATCTTTAGCCATTCTATCGGTGTTTCATCCCCATAAGTAGAAGACAATAGCCCTAAACTCGGAATGCTGTCATTCAACGCCAGTTCTGAATGGGTTGCATTACATCTGACAAGTTTGAACTGCAAATCAGGGTTGTAATCAAGAATGAATTGTGCAGGATCGGGATATTTATTCAATAACGCCCTCTGCTTCAAGTTCCTTTCTCTTTTTTGCGGCAGCTTCTCTAACGGTTGTAGCGACTGCAAGAACTGAATCACGTTTTCGCTGCTCGCTATCCTGTTGATTTTTACTAAGTCTTGTCCCATTATAGTTTCCTTCCAATATTTTAGTAAAGTTTGCTTGTTTGAAAATCCAATCAAAGTCGCATTTCCAATTGCGGTCATTAGCTCCAAGTAAGAACGGGGATTGAAGAATGAGATTGAAAACACTCCTCACTGACTCTTTCCCATATTGGGCTATCCGGGCTTTTACAGCCTTTTTTCTCACATCAGTCATTGATCTTATCTGCTGGAGTCTGTCTTTGAATGTGGTATTATAGTATTCCATCAATCCGCTGTAATCAATCTTTTCAGAGGGGGAGGGCGAAGAAAGCTTGGCTTTCTTTGATACTCCGTCAGGAGTATTTTCTTTCTTTTGATGTAGAGATATATCTATATACTCTCTTTCTTCTTTCTTTGTATTTGTGCCCTCTGTGTGCCCTGATTTTTGTAAAAGTTCGGATTGCGGTAGATTGCTGTTCATGGGCTGTGCCCCAAGTTGTGCCCTTAGTTGTGCCCATTCGTGTCTTAATTCATTGATTTCCTTTTCAATACCTGTGTCCTTACTTGTGCCCTTGGTTGTGCCCATTGGATTATATTCTTCATATTTACATAAGGTTATAAGGTTCATTCCTTGATTGCACTCAACAGTTATCATACCTTTCTTTCTAAGATGCACAAGAAAGGAACGCACCTTCTTTTCAGACCATTTCCAACGCTGTGACAGAAATCTTATGGATGCAGGATATTGACCTCTTGAATAAGAGATTTCTCGACCTCCGATACTCTCCTTTCGGGGCGTTGCCTCAAATCGTGCAGACTGAATTAAGTCTAACCACGCTTCGCAACTGCTAAAAGTACGGGCTTCATTCCACATTTCATTCGAGAAAAACCTGCGGCTTAGCCTCAAAAATCCTTCGTCCATAGTCTTAGAATCTCACGTTAGTTAATTGCCTTCCGTTAGAAAATACAGCCCACTTACCATTACCGCTATCAAACAATCGTAAATCCGACACCTCTCCGAAACGTTTGATGTTACCGCATAAATCCACAATCCATCCACATTCTTTAGAAGGATGCGGGCGGATGGCACGACCGACTATCTGATACCACATGGCAAGTGACATTGTAGGACGTGCCATAACGACCGTATCAAGTTCCGGATAGTCAAAGCCAGTCGTAAGTACACCCACATTAGCTACTACCGGAATTTCACCAGCTTTGAACGCCTCAAGAATATGTTCACGTTCTTTCTTAGGAGTATCACCTGAAACGATAGCGCAACCGGGTATTGACATCGTTAACCGTTCCGCTTCTTTCAAAAAACGGGTAAAGACCAAAATACCCTTCCGTTTTCCTCCGGCTTTGGGATTCATCAGCCTTTGGACGATATGAACGAGATAACCGTAGAAGTCTATCCGTTCATATTCTTTTTGAACTGACCTATCCGTATAGTCGGCACCAGTAGTATTTACTTTCAAGTTAAGTTCATTCCACCCTGAAGGATTCATTGAATAGTAATCCAACTTCGCCAAGTAGCCCATATCTAATAGGGTTGATACCTGTACATGATAAATGACCTCTGAAAAGACATGAGGTTTTGTCCGAGTGATAAATTTCAGCATGGAACCGAAATCACGACTGGAGCTTAAACGGTATGGCGTTGCTGTCAGTCCAAGAACCTTACACTTCACTGCATCAAAAAAATCCTTGTACATTCCCTCTTTGGGGTTTACAAGATGACATTCATCCACAATGATGTTCTTGAAGTGGGTAAACAGTTCGGGATGATTCTTCACACTGCCGATGGTGGCAAATGTTATCCGGCTTATCTCCTTTGAGTTAAAGGATGCTGAATAGATACTGCAATCAAGAATACCGTATGAACAGAGTTTCTTGAAATTCTGTTCGAGTATTTCCTTCGAGGGCTGAAACACCAAAGTGTGCCCGTCAAGTCTTGCAGCTATATCCGCTATGATAAGGCTCTTTCCGCTACCCGTAGGCAGAACCATGATAGCATTTGTTTTCTTCGCCTTATTGTTGAAGAAGGAAACGGCTGCATCAGAGGCCTTCTGTTGGTAATCTCGCAATACATAACTCATAAACCCTTCTCCTTTCGTAACTTCTTGTTCAAAATCTTATAGTACTTAATTAGCTGCTCATACTCGAAATCAGACATCTTAGAAGTACTGGCAGCCTTCACTTTTAGCAAATCAAATTTCTGTTGCCCGATTTTTTCTATCAGACCTTCTCGATAAAATTCTAAATGGTCTGCTAAAAAACGGTTACAATATCTACATTCTGCATGGCAATTGTCTTCGTCAAACCGTGTTGACAAATGTTTTCGACTGAAATAGTGACCACAATCAGCTTGCTCGAAGGGCTTTATTTGCCCACATGAAATACATCTGAAATACCCGTTTGGCATACAATCACGAAGCCGGATGAAAAGAGAAAACTCCTTGTCGAGTTTAGCTTTCAAATCCGGCTTCTTTTTCACTGTTACCCCCGCTTTATCAAACAGTGGCAGAGGTTTTTCTTTTTTCTTAGCCTTTGTTCGTTTTATGTAGTATGGCATTGTTTCAACAATTTATTTATCTCTCTTATTTCTATCTCCTTCCGACGAATAGAAACGTTTAAATCATGAACTTTTTTATCGTTGCTCACTATAGCAAGCCTTTCTCTATAGGCCTCTATCTTATCAAAGGAAGAATCTCTTAGGTTTTGCAATTCTTCTTCTGACAGACCTATTATTTTATCTTTAAAAGTATCTGCGTATGTCTTCATAATTTAGCCAATTAAAAGCCCCGAAGCGTATTCTCCGGGGCAAAACAACCATTATTCACTAACCCTTGCCATTTATGTGTGGCTCACATTTATGAGGGATAAGCGGGAGTCGAACCCGCACAAGTATCGTCTGCTTTCTCGCTTTCATCCGTAGATTGGTTATCCTACGATCTTTAAACTACTCAACCTGTTACTTACAACTACGGTCTTGATGATTTCCATTTCTATGTACACTTGAAAGTTCCATTCATTTAGTCTTAGCACCCTATGACCATTTTATCCCTATGTGGTGGTAACAGGACTTGAACCTGCATGATAGGAGCTTTTTAGTTTTTACAATGAGTGGAATCTCGCCACCTATACCTGCCTTTATATGTTTTTACATCGGGCTACTGCTTATATTACCCCCCCCCGTTACCGACAACCTATCTATGAGATATTAAACTTTAGCGTCTACCAATTCCGCCATACCACCTAACTGTTACTTATTCTTCAGTCTCGCCTTCAACGATAATTGAAAGCTGACCGCAAGCGGCACCGTTTTCAATTTCTGACTTTGTTGCAATGGCTACTGCATAATCGTAGCCCATCTTTTCAAGTTGTTTTTTAATCTCTTTCATGATTCTGTAAATTAAATTGTTTATACTAAATTCACTCCCTCGATAATTCCATTACCAAGGTTGTTTTTCTCTGATATGTTATTTGTATTGATTGGAGACAACTTCACAAAAAAGTGTTCCTTATCAAAATGTTTCTCCAGCTTATCCGCATCAAAATCAGATTCATCCACCAATGTTAAGTTGATAGTTGTTTTCAGATTACTTTCTGTTCTTATTTGCCCAAGTTCATCAATAGACATTTTCTTCGGATAAGGAATAAGCCAGCCTCTCTTTTCTTCGTCAAAACTGTGTAAGCTAATCTGTAGTGTCACATTGCCTTTCACAAAAGAGAAGTCGCTATCTTTAATGCCAATCGTTGAAATGTAATGGTGAGTATTTGGGAATATTTCCGTAATACGTTCAATTGCTTTTTTTACGGCTTCTATATTTAAGAAAGGCTCACCCATACGAGTGTAGTTAATCTTAAATTCTTTGGAATCATTCGGGTTGTAACCTGCGCTTCTTATAGCAAACAATACTTGTTCTACAATCTCATCTGCTGTAAGATTGCGGTATTTCTTCATATTACCAGTGGCACAGAACTTACAACGTACAGGACAACCGCTCATGGTTGAAACTCCAATCATCCATCTTTCAGCGCGACTTCCGAGATTGTTGTTATCAAGGAAATTCTGTTTTCTTCCTATCGCATCTTTTGTGTAATATGGAAGAAAGGTATCAGTTGTTTCTACCAGCATACCATCTTCAAGCCGCAAGCAGTAAACTGTACCATTTTTAAAACTTTTACTTTTTACTATATTCATGATTGTATTTTTATGGGTTTTCCAGCTATATCTTCACAGACCGAGCAGGCTGGTTAACAAAGTTATTCCATATAAGCCATTGAAAACTCTTTCGGAATAAACCGCCCAACCGGGATAGGTTTGGCAGATTCAATGGCTGCATGGATTTCTCTTTTGTTGAACTCATGTCCCTTTTCTTTGGCTTGCTTCTCACATTCTTCCTCTTTATTTTTGAGGTAGTGGGTAATAAGCATCATCGCCCTATCAACATTAAAAGTATTCACTACGAATGTTTGAGTACGTTGCTCTTCGTCAAATGTGATTTTCGTTTCAATCTGATAGAACTTCTTTTCATCCGGTTTAGATTCTTCGTCACTATCCTCGGTCTCATCGTCCATCTTGTCAACGTACTCTGCCATTGTGATTTCATTTTTAAGATAAGCAATCGAAGCATCATCGACTTTACGCTCTTTCAGATTATCAGTAAGAATCACGCACGAATCAAACTCCTTTGCCATCGTTAAGGTGAATCCCGATTGATAATTAAGTTCAATGTAGTCTCTCAAAATAAGGCAGACATTCTCCAGGCCGGTAGCATAAAGCAGGAATTTGTACTTCTTGTCACCTATCTGTGCCTGTGCAAGATAGGGATATAAGAACTTGTTTTCGTTCTCAAAAGCTAAACGCTTCTGACTACTGACTTCCACTTCTTTGATGCCATCCGCTTCCATACTGAAACGAATTTTTGCCAATAGGTCTTGGTCTATCAGAGAACCACGATCAAAAAGGACTTCATTACGTTCAATGTTTACCGTTTCGCCGGTATCTTCATCTATGAAAGATTCCTCCCATGTTTTGAGAACACGCTTTGCAAGGTACATATTGAGCATCTTCTTTGGGTCGGATGTCACGTACCGTTTTTCTGTTTTTCTTGTTTCTATCATAACTAAATAAATTCTTGATTTCTTTGTATTTCCTGCTGGGCGTATATCAGCATTTGATGTTCATTGGCGGCCGGTAAATAGATACCTGCTACTGATGCACTCCAATTGCGAAAGCGGTCAATGCTCAAAGTCATTTCACCCGTTGTCAGTTCAGCAGAACTACGCAAGTAAGTTACTTCTTTGCCTTTCTTGTTAACCGCCTTTCTCTCAAACAAATCACGGTTGCAAGTCCTCTTATAAAAGTCAATTTTTGCTTCATCGAGGCTGCAACCGTACTCACTACCGAAATACCCTAAAAGAAGATGCAGATAGCTGTTTTGAGCAAGTGTACGGTTAGGTAACTTCTTTTTTACTTCCACTACTGCACGCTCTTTAAACAACTTGTTTACATACTCTTTGAACTTGGGTATTCGGTATTCATTCTTCAAATCAAACAGCATACTTTAGAAGGGTAAATCATCCTTAGCATTACCATTCGCATCAACAGGAGGTGGAAAATCCTGCGATTGTTGATAAGTCGGCTGTGGTACTGGTTGTTGTACTGGTGCACTCTGTGGAGATTGTGATACACCACCACGCGCATCTATTTTGTAGCACCGGATAGATGCCATACGTTTGAGTTCTCCGTCCTGATTCGTCCAAGAACGCCCTTGTAAGACAAACGATACAGTAACAACATCACCCTGATTAAAGCGGTCAAGTTCTGCACACTTATCGCCTGAAAACTCTAAGGGAATAACATTCTCATACTCGCTACGCTCTCCCGTATAAGGGTCGTAAGTAGTAGCATCTAAAATAAACTCCCGTTTTGTAAACGAGGAACCACCATTTTTGGATGGTATTTGAACAGTTTGTCCGATTTCGGTTATCCGTCCGGTTATTTGATTTGCCATAACCTAATATTACTGGTTCTTTTTATTACATATTGCAATCTCCACACATATCCACAAGGGAATCAAATTCTTCTCGGGAGTATTCAAATCCATTGATTACGATTACCTCGTTACCATTTTCGCCAAAATAAACTCCATCATTCATTTCCAAAGATTTTAGTGTCAGTTATCAATTTTCTGTTTTCTTCCAAAAACCGGATAAATTCCTCACAATGATTAGTAAGAATAGGAATATCACGTTCAGGATTGAAAACGTATGTTTCTGTATAGGTATCTACCACATAACCGCCTTTGTTGAACTCTACAATGTTATACTCAAATGTCCGTACATCCGACCCATTCTGCATAAGAGCATAAGGATAAACTAAATGCTGGTGGTGATCTTTGAACTTTCCCACGGTATAACTACCGGTTGTTTTGATGTCGTGAACACTGGTAGGCATCAGTTCGTCAATCAAACCATAAACCAATACACTACCGTATGCAGTAGGCAAGATGGCTTCTACTCTTTGTTGGGTTAATGCTCCTTTGTAGTAGTTGGCAAACTCGCGGCAAAGGTCAATGTGAAAAGTGAAAGTGCGATTGTTGTAAACAGCTTTTATCCCGTAAAGTTTTCCGTCATCGTGATATGCCTTGCTAATTTCCATTATAGAAGATTTACGGTTCTCAATCATACAATCAATGATTTCATTGAAAGCCGTGCCACGGTCTGCCGCTTCGCTATCGAATGGCTTGCGGTTAATCCGGTCTATCAGTTCTTGAAACTGTTGTTCGTGAAATTCTTCAGGAGTATGGGGTGGATTTTCTGACCACCCCCAGTACTTATCCCAAATCACATCACTATTCAGATATGCCCCAAAGGCATCAAGAAGCGTTGCGTAAATACGATATTTAGGCTGCTGGTTCATATTTCTTTTCTGAATTAAGTTTCAGATTCAAAGACTTCGCTTTGTTAGCTACCAACTTTGCCGCCATTTGCTTTGAAGAACCAACGTGCTCAAAGTTATCTATTTGCGCGATAAAATTATTGGCAGATTCCGCATCCGTAATAAGTTCGATCTGTTCTTTTATCTCTTCAATAACTTTATCATACTTTTCCTGTGCCTCTTTCTTGGCAGCAAGCATACCCAAATACGAATTGATTATCTTGGCGGTGATAAAGTCGTTCTTTGCGGTTGGATTACCATTCTTGTCAAGGATGGTAGGAACTTCCATCACTGAAGGAAGATTGCAAGTATTCTTACCGTCATTTCTTGAAGTTGGGTCAAAAGTGATAGTACGTCTTTGGACGCCTCTTTCGCTTTTCATTTCAAGATAACCGAGCAAATCCAGTTCAGTAACGATAGAGTTGTAGGATTTTTCACGCAAGGCAGGGATAAACACCGTATCATCACCTTCTTTTCTTGTGTCGCGATGGGCAACGAAAATGATGTGCTTGTTAAGCCCCGAAAGTGTTCGTGTCATCCATGAAAACTCTGCATTGATACCGCTCCAATCACGGATGGACGGCTGGCGGGTTCCACACTTGTGAGTAATGATGAAGTCCATCATCTTGCCGATGGTATCTACTACAATGGTCTGATAAGCGGACAAGTCCTCTTGAAGAACTTGCTGAACATCGCTCCATGAAGTGACCTGTACCGTGTCTATATTCTCCAAGTGCGCCATGTTCATGCGCTTCACGCCGTTATCGAAGTCCAACAGCAGCGGTTTCGGTGCGCTCAATGCTACCGTACTCTTTCCCATTCCGGCTTGACCGTAAATCATCATCTTCACGGTGGTCGGGATAACTAATTCATTACTTTTCTTAATCAGTGACATAATCGTAAATTTTATAGGGTTATTTGTTCAGATATTTACTCATTTTAAAAGCATTAATAGCGGATTGTATCTCGAACTTGGAATATATGATAGGAGAATTTCTGGATGAGCCTTTTCTTTTCTTATGCACCAATCCTTCTTTCTCTAACTTTTCCAAAAAGTTAGGTTCATACCCAAGTGTCTTTAACCATCTGAACGCTTCTCTTTGCTTGATTTCATCAGATACAGGAGACCGTTTCTTCTCACTGGCAGCTGCACCAAGCTCCGCCATGTCCATGCAGATATTTTTAAATTCAAATAATTCAAGTCTTACCTCCATACCGTCCAGTTCTTTCAATTCGTTCAACTCTCGTTCTTCGTCCCCTTCTCATATCGCCCTGTTCGTGATAGAGCGAAAAAGAAAAGATGCACAACAGGCAGAAAGCAACAGCCGACCTAATAGTAGGTGAAAAGTCCATCGTGAACTTCATACCAGCTATTCTCTCATATAGCATGGTTGCCAGTTCTCTGCCGTTCCTTACGTTCAAAATCTCAAAAGCTCTTTGCAGTTGGTTGTTTATCGTGCTGACCGCTCGGCATTTGAGGTTTGCAATTTCTTTTTTCTCATACCCTTGTGCATACATTCGTGCCGTAATCTCGCATTCAGGTGTAAGTTCATTAAAAACTCTCTTCATAATCGTGTAAGTCAGCTGATTAATAATTGCGAATAACCTCAATATATCCGGCTTCCCTGTTAGTGTCCACCGAATACAAAGTTTGCTTCTTGTCTATTATCCGATCAATCCTTGCCAGCCTGTTAAGATCAGCGGTACACCTGCGAAGCTGTCCGGCAAGTTTGTCGCTAAAGTCAAAGCTGATTCTGTCATTCTTCTTTTTCAGCTTTTTCTTGATTTCTGTTCTTTCTTTCAGTTCTTTTGCCATAAGAGTAAAATTTAATTAATGATTCGTGGATGGTAAGGGAATCGAACCCCTCTCAATCGTGCCAATTGTTTGCGCAACACGAAGCTCTAACCGATAAGCTAACCATCCGATTAAAAAAGGTGCACTATCCTCACGGACGGCACACCCAGTACAAACACAATATAAAACACGAATATCTAATCTATTATCAGAACAATGCTTTTAACCGCGTTCTTGAAATGATCAAACTTCCGGTTCAAATCACTCCAAGATTTATACCATGTATTTTTCTCTTCAGCTAATTTCTCGTTAGCCTCTTCCAGTTCCTGCACACGCCTTACTAAATCTTCATGCGTCATGCCTCTTAATTCTTCCACTGTCATAATCGTATAAATTTAAAATGTCGTTAAAAAGGTAGGAGTCGAACCTACTTCTTGTAAGCTAAATGAATATATAAATTAGAATATAAGTTAATACCAACAATTAATCGCTTACACGCATTCCAACAATGCTACTTCATAAATTACCGCCCAGCTGGTTTACAAGGTGATTGTGCACTCATCCCCATGCGCCTTGTGCCGGATTATAGGACTACCTTTTAGCGGTCTGTTTTAAGTTCTCTATAAGTTATTCTCATGAGCGACACACACCCTACACATATAACACTCATTATAGTGATAGAGAATATTTTCATAGGACTGTAAGTAGTAATAGCCCCGTAAAGCATACCGGCAGCACATATACTAACCAATATAGATAAAACGAATTGGATTGTTTTCATAATCGTATAAATTTAAATAAGTACCTGTACCCTAATCGAATAACAGAACCTTATTTCAGTTCAGTACAGGCTATATTGTCGAAAACAGTACGGACGCCTAACCCGTATGCTCACTGCTCAAAGACGATTCTTTGCGGTGTTTTCTATTAATTGTTAAACATTGCACAGCTCACAAGCTCCAACTTGCTTATGTGCGTTTGTTATCTTTGGTTGGCAAAAACGGCTTATGAATTACACCGTAATTGCTTTTACAGAATTTCAAAGAACTAATCAATAGTACCCTACCCGATTCTCGCTATCGGTTGCCGTTCAATCCGTCCGTAGGGCTGTCGTGCATTGCATAATCGTGTATTATGCGTATCGGCTGATACCTTGTACCCGGCATAGAGCATCGTAATCCATGCCATCATCTTCACAAGTTTCAAAACCTTTTAAGGCATCTTCCAAACTGTCTATCTCATCCGTTATCAACTGGATAGCTTCTTTTTTGCTATCAGCATTGAACATCAGGCAAACAGTCCTTTCATCGTTGTTATGGGCAGCCTCTAAATCTTTATAAAGGCTATCCAACTGCTGGTTAATCGTGTAAGCATTCATATCCATATCTTTTATGCGATTGACATCAGATTAGCTTTTTTGAAGCATCTGAATTCTTGGCGTTCAGTATCATAGTAAGTCTGGACGGTATCATTCTTTTTTCTGTTGTCAGTACCAGTGATGGCAGGCATCAGCTTTTCATTTAGTGTACCGTATGCCTCACGAACAGAACCGTCCACTTTTTTGAAGTAGAACTTCACTATCTTCTTCTTCATCTCACCTTTCAGTTTCAAATTAGCCCAAGCCACCTTCATTGCTTCGCTCATGGTGTAGCCATTACGCTTAACGAACTGCCAAGCAAGGCTCATTACTTCGTGTAAAAATTCTCTTGTTCTCATAATCGTGTATTTTAATATGTTTATACTATTTGAAATCTGAATTAATCTTCGTTTCTTTGTATCAGTTTAATTTGATAATGCAAATATACTTTATAATTGTAAAGCAACAAAGAATTACTTTACAATTATAAAGTATAACAACATTATTTAACTATAAAAGCAGGTTATACCTTATTATAATATGAAGAAAGAAGACAGAAATAGAAATTGGATAGCGTGGATAGCACTTGGATTAAGTGTCATTGCAATATTGCTATGGCTATGCAAATACGAGCCTGTAACATGGACTCTATTCGATTCTATGATTGCTTTTCTTTCTTTCGTTGTAGGAGCATTAGCCGTAATGGTTGGATATAACATTTTTGGGTTAAAAAACGACCTTAAAAATGAAATAGAAGAAAAATTACAGGACATAAGTGACCATCATGTAATTCATACAGCAAAAACTATGATGTATATAGAGATACGCCTGCTACACATGGCTATGAAATTAAAAAATATAGCAGATATAAGGCAATCTATTTACATGATGCTTGAGACCACTGAAAAGACTAAAGATAAGGAAGATATAGATTATGTTATTAATCAGTTGAAAGAACTTAAAACACGATATGGATATACACTGTTTGACGATGCATTCACAAGGAAACTAAAGATTAAACTCGGAAGGATTGGCACTTTCTCTGATAGCGCGCTTCTCTTCCTTCAAGATCTTGAAGTATGATTCTTTTGCATTATCAATAAGCCTGTTTGATTCTTTAAATGGATCCTTACAGATTGTTTTGTTTGGCGTATGAGATGACTCTTCTATTTGCATTCTCATTGATTCAAATAGAAAAGGATTGATTATTACCATAACTATAAAAGTAAAGCGACCAACTCCAAAGTTGCGGTTTGAAGTTAAGTCGCCTATATAGTCCCTTAATGGGAACAGTTAAACAATTTAGTCGAAATCATCCGCAACTTGATTCCGATACAAATATACTTTATATTTATAAAGCATCAAATTAAAAGATATAATTTATGGGAATGATTGATAGATTTTTTGAAGCAATAGAAAAAGCTGGTATAACCCCTTATGAAATAGAAACAAAGTATGGAGTGAAATCTGCTCAATCTAAAATTTCGCAGATGAAAGGAGGAAAGACTAATACCGGGAAAGAAAAATCCCTTCCATCAGATATATTGTCTGCTGTTTGCATGAATTGTAACAAAATAAATTCGGAGTACATCCTTACAGGAAGAGGGAACGCGATAAACGAAGATAAAAATACAGATGATGTGATTCCTAATATACCGACATCTTCCGGCACATCAATTACATCAGAAGAGGAATTTCAAGATGCAAAAAATAAAGGATTGCATTTATTGCCACAGGTAAGTTTTAAATTTGCAGCTGGGCAAACCCAACTCATAAGTATTACCGAAGATATCACCCGCTATTGGTATCTACCCGATTGCAAAGATTGTGAAGGAGTAGCACAGATAGTAGGAAGATCTATGTCCCCAACACTTCCTTCTGGCTGTTGGGTTGCTTTAAAAAGATATACACTTCCTCATGATAATCCAAATACAATACCATTTGGCAACATATTTGGAATAGTAGTAGAAGACAAAGAAACCGGAGAATATCATGGACACATTAAGATATTACGTAGGTATAAGGAACAATCTTTGGCTCGTAAATACTGGATTGCTCACTCTATTAATACGGAGGAATTTGATGATTTCGATATAGAAATAGATCAAATAAGAAGTCTTTGGATAGTAAAACAGCACATCGTAAGCGATACATTATTATAAATAAAATCTAATACTATGGGACTATATTTCAGAAAAAGAATTAAGATACTTCCTGGAGTACACATGAATGTTAGCAAATCTGGTACAAGTTGGTCGATTGGTCCACGAGGAGCAAAAGTAAATTTCGGAAAACGAGGAACGTACGTTACGACAGGAATACCCGGCACAGGTATCTATTCAAGAACAAAAGTTTGTGACAATAATATGTCCAATCATAGAACGCAATTAAATAATGCAGATTCTGGATATGAAATAAAGAATTATACTGGATGTCTTTTCTCGTTTATATGCTATGCCCTTGCAGTCATATTGCCAATCTGTGGTATACATTTTGCTCTATCTATACTTCTTATAATAATAGGATTTGCTTTACATTTATCGTCGGTTGAGAAAAAGGAAACAGTTCAAATGGACAATGAAATTGGCAACGATAATGAAACCCTAATTACAGAAACACCTATAAATAGGATAATTACAGATACAGAAGAAAAAGTAGACACAAAAAAAGAAGAGATATTTATAAAGAAAGAAGAGGAAGAAAAAATAGAAGATCCCTCTGTAAATAATGTTGATATGATTAGACTTGATCCGCTATTTGAAGATTCTGCCCGTTTGGTTGTGATTCACCAGCAAGGTTCTACTTCATTAATTCAGCGTAAATTTGCTATAGGCTATAATCGAGCAGGGCGTATTATGGACCAACTTGAATGTGCTGGAATTGTAGGAGAAACAAGTGGAATTAAAGCGAGAGAGGTCTTATGTAAAGACGAAGGTGAACTCGAATATAGACTAAACCATTTGGAAAAATCTCGTTTTGAAACACTTAAACAAAAGCAGGAAAAAGAATTTAAAGAAATAGCTCAACAAGAAGTTCTGAATGAAAATTCAAGATTGATTAAATTAGGCATAGATTTAGAAAAGGAAGGTATGATAAATGAAGCTATAGCTGTATATGAAAAAGCTATTATACCACAACTTCCAGCAACACATCCATATGATAGATTAATGATTCTTTATCGGAAAAAGAAAGATTATGATAATGAAATCAGAATCGTTAAGATAGCCATAAGTGTATTTATGAAAGAAAATGAGCGCAGAGCCGGAAGGGCAATCGAAGATGATTCGTCGTTATACAATCAAGTGATGCAGGCTCTTGAAACTAATGAAAACATTAGATATGAAGACGGGAAATGGGCTTTCGTTCAATATGACGTAATGGAGTATATTACAAGATTAGAAAAGGCTAAAAGGCTATTAGAAAAATCCAAGAATTAAAGAACAAACTAAATATATAAGATTATGAAGAAGATTCTATTTACCATAATAGGCTTGTCAGCACTATTCTGTATGAGTTCCTGCGATGAAGCTGTTTATAAAGGGAGGAAAGTGTATAAAGCATATTTCGATTATACCTTAAAAGACCCTGAATCTTTCAAGGTGTACAGCGAAAAATACACAAAGGATGGAGATTTCACAGTAAATTGGGAACTGGATTATGGGTCTAAAAACTCTCTCGGTGGAATGGTGAGGGAGAAGGCTACGTTTACAACTGTTGGTACTTCGATATTTATAGACGGAAGTAGTTACAGGCTTGATGAATTGAAATGATTTGAAAATTGTTTTAGCAATATTTTAGCAATAACAACTAAAGAACATGATTGGAATCCGGGAAGAGTTAAAAAACAACATAAGCCGGGGATTACGCCCGGCTTTAACATGAAAATCTCCTTTGTTTCAACATTGTTTCAACATCAAACGAAAACGAAAAATATAAATAGGTGACAAACAGCAGATTAAGAAGTAGAAAAAATTAGCCAGATGAGCTAATACCCCGAGAAATAATAACGATGCAAAGATACATAGAAAATCAATAATACAAAGCTTTTGGGAAAGTTTTTTTTCATGTGAACAAAAAATTTATTTGCCACTTTTACTCCAAAGAGTTACTGTTGCGTGAAATTGTTAACCAATAGCTGACCAAGTTTAATAGCATAACAAGCGGATAACCCCAATTTGTGACAAGTCGGAGCTATCTAAATCATAAGTTAAAAGTTATTATGAAAAATCATTGTTGTATCAATACTATACCCCATCGGCATAATAACAGTCACAATAGTTACACGAACACCAAAGGGATCCCCACAGAAAGCTTCATTGGGAATACGGTGTATTTAGCTATGAATAACAACTATATGTCAAGAATGGATAGGATCGGAAAAAAGTCATACTGAAGCATCTTAGTAAAAGAACAATCATCGTCCTATCAAGTGCTACCCGGCATTATCTATATCAGTCCGGCAAAAGCATGAAAGGAGAAATATACCGAATATCCTAGAAGAGAAAGAAATATTCATGTCCGCCAATAACAAATCCACCACAAATACAACCAAGGGTTGCTGCTATTAACGGCTACGTACCATTTCAATTACAGCACTGTATTTCACAACTCTATGATTGGCAGGGCAAAAAAAGATGTAAAAATTGCATTAAACCTCCTCTATCGGCTTGGACCAAACTTCCTCTTTCGTTTCTTTACACATTACGGAAATAGTTCCTCCAACAAAATCCTTCACATATCCTTTGCGTTCAGCCAACATATCTTCCGCCATTCTAATGGCCTTAGCCTTATCTTTCAATGAAAATCCTTTATTAGCAAAATCATTACCTTCTTTAAAATATATATCATAAGTTTCCATTGTATCACCTTTTTAAATTTGAGTGGCAAAGATAAAACCTACAATTATTATGCACAAGAGATTTCTTAATTATTTTTCGAATATTGTCAAGAAACAATTTAACTAAAAAAATTCCCGACTTATCACAAGCCGGGAATTCATGTAAAAGCACTATTATAAATATACTAACTATTGCAAAATTTTACCATCTTCACCTAAGAACAATGTCTGTTCATGAGCATCACTTGTCAACACATTAATTTTATAAATACGGCTTCCATCAATGCCATAGGCCATAAAAGCCTGCTTTATCATAGCACCTTCCAGTGCAAGCCTGTCCATCACAGCTTCCGGCACATCATTCATATAGATTTCCGAGAAAACCAACTTCTTAGATTGTTGAGGCTTTTCCACTACCGGAACCTCTACCGGAGCCGCTTGAGCAAAAGAAACAGACACGCCTAAAGTCATCACTAATACCAATGTTACTAATACCTTTTTCAT